ATCATGTACAGCCAGGGCGTTACCTGCTTCGCCGTCTTGATCCCTGACCTGCGGGAAAGGAGGTTCAAATGGCCATCCATCACCTTCTTTTCGTTCGCTCTATCCTTGGCGTCCACGTCCAGCCAGATGTACCGGATGGTCGATGCTTCCGTACCGGGGTACTGCGGTACAAACCCTTTTGTACCGTCCGGCAACGCAGTTTCCTTTACTGCGTACAGGTCAGCCGCACAAGCGATGATTACTTGCTCAGGCGTAGGCGGAACTTCTGGCGGTTCCGCCGCCAGAACCGCCAACGCAACACCCATCGTAAATGACGCCAGAGCCTTCGCAGCAATGCGGACGAACACACGTCAGTTCTCCGTAACGGTCTGGATTTCCTGCAACGCTGCACCCTTGCTGACAAGGCACTTGAAATTCGGAACTGTGCCGGGATCGAATTTCAATTCAATCGTAGTTCGCGTCTGTCCTGCCGGGGGCGGCGTTGGGGTAGTTGCTTTCGGATACCCCAACGCCAGCAATGCCGTAACGTCTGGCTGAAGCAATGTACCCACCGAAGCGTTGTAGATGGGGTTGAGCAACGCCAGCGGGCCGTTGATATGCAACATACCGTGACCGTGGCCAAGCTCATGAGCCAGAACGTTCGGGTACAGGATTCCGCGTTGTCCGGCATTGACCTTGTGCCAGGAATCGCTGCGGTCAAACTTCATCACGATCTGGCTGATGCTGCCGTTGGGGAGTTGGCACCACGCCAGTACGCCACCAGGGCCGTCAAAGCCGTCGCCCCGGCCTTCGCCGGTTCCGATGATGAGGTTCGCCTGATTACGGTTGCTGACCCGTGTCCATTTAACGTCGATGTTCGCTTCGTAATGCGTGAACACCTGCCGCTGGATGTCGTCCTGATCTGCCCTGGAAAGGTTGGAAAGACCTTCCAGATAGGATTCAACGTAGTAGGTCAGTTCGCGTTGCCGCCAGCGGGCAGCTTCGGTAATGGCATCATCCCGGCATCCGCAGCGGGGAAGCCACATCGTTTCCAGTGTTTGCGGACCAATAACGCCGTCAGCGTCGATACCCGCCATTACCTGAAAATCCCGCGTGGCAACTTCTACTTCCGTCACTTCAGGAGCGTCAGAAGTCAGATAACCATAGTATTTCAGATAGTTCAACGCCCAGGACAGGAAGGGTGCCGGGGCGTCGTGATGATTCAGCAGTTCTTTGATGGGGTCTTTTGGCTTGCGGGGCATGTTCAGGTTCTCCCGCGATTGTTTTTGTAGTCCTGTTGACTCAGCAATCTGTCGATGCGTGCCAGGGCTTCCGTAACCGTTTGATGATTCTTGGTAGCCGTTTCCACGACCTTCTCAAACTGTTCGCTGCACTGTTCCCGTTCCGCCTTGGACTGTGCTGCGAACGTCTCACGGGATTCCTTCAGTTCCGCCCTGAACGCAGTTAGGGCTTCCCGGTGAAGCCACAGCAACGCGGCGGACATGATTCCCATGCCACCAGCGTTAATCAGTCCACCCAGAACAGGACCAAGCAAGGAAGCACTATCGGCGTTCTGAGATGCCTGGGCGACGATAGTAGGCAAGTCGATCATCGCTACCCCCCGTATGACCGGTATGCAATGAATTAACTTGTAGGGTAGCCGCTGACGGGATTTTAGGTAAAGGCGGACAGGGAAGGAGTTACGGGCGGAATTCTTCGTACTTGGTTTCGATTGTTCGTACCGGACGCAAGAACGTGATGTGCTTCTTTGTGATTTTTGATCCATTCATGCTGCGTGCGAACTGAATCATGCTCTTGATCGCCGCATCTAAAAATTCCTCAGTCCAGTATTCCGTACCATCCTGAAGCCGACCCTGACAATCGTATCTACCATCTTTGCGGCGTGACCTTCTAATACTTTCAACAACTTATCGCCGTCCTTCATATGCTTTCTCCCTCTCTTCTCGGCCCCTTAACTGGGGTTTTTTTGTCTTTGCCGTTTGCTCCTAATCCAGCCTTGTGATCTCGCACAGCTTCGTACAGTGTCTTCCAGATTTCGACAATATGCGGCGACATGCCCTGCGTCGGTTGCTTCTGGAATGCTTCAGTGGCGTCATAGAAAGCACGTCGTAGCGAAGCAGCATCGGCTTCAATTTGGGTGACCTGCTCGCGCAGCCGGTCCACCTCCTGGAGCAGATCGCGGACATCATCGTCTGTGCAGACGAATCCATCCTCCCAGGTTCGTTGGTAAGCGAAGGCGCGATTGTTGCGTTCGCGGATGCTCTGTAGCACGGCGTCGTTCATCCTCTCGCCTCCAGTGCGACGACTCGTTCCCGCAGGTGGGCGTTGGCGTTTCGCAGTCGATCGTTCTCCTCTGCCGCATTTGCAGCCAGAACTTTCAGGGGCCGAGAGTTATGATCGCCGCCAAGTATGCGGCTAGCATCATCTCGCATCGCCTCCAGTTCCGCAATGCGCTTCCGCAGCCGGGCGATCTCATTCTCCAACTCCTGATACGACGGCCATTGCCCTCCCTCGCACCGTCGTTCGATGTATCGCGAGCAGTTGGCGAGCATCGCCGCCTTGTCGCCGACGCGATGATCGCACGGCGGCAGTCCGGCAGCAGCGTACAGCGCGTCATCATCCATCCAGCATCGATCATCGGCTTTCTGGCCGTGATGCGCGACGATAGCGGCACGCAGTCGATCGTTTTCAGCCAACAGTCTCACCACGGCGTCGTGGCGATCGTCAGCGGGGTCTTGTTCTTGCATGGTCACTCCTCTGAGTTGGTGGAACCTGGATTTCGGCAATGATATTCGCACGGCAGGCAGTACGTCTCGCCCTGCTCCTTTACAAATCCGTGGCTGATGCCCCAGCATCCACCTACACCATCGTAATGGTCGGCGAGTGGCAGGTGGCACCACGCAGGAATCTGGTAGCCGGCCGGCTTCTGTGGTTCGGTAGACATGGTCACTCCTTCAGTTTGGGCAGCCCCGCCCGTTCCCTCGCCCATGCCAAGGCGGCACGGGACAGGTCGGCGTGAGCGGCGTCGATTGTCGTGTAATGCCACCGTCCGGGAGGCTTGCCGTTGAGCAACTTGAACCACTCCTCCGGCAGTTCATGGGCTAATGGTTCTGGTTGTGGTCGATTACGCCACCGCCAACGTTCGCGCTGTGCCCACCTGTACTGTATTCCTTGGTGGACGCTGACAATAGGCTCCTTATCTGTCAGCCGCACCTCGGTAATCGGTGCGGCCCGCACCAGGGCGGGTCCGTGGTCGAGCCAGTCCCGCATGCGGCATTCGACCCGTTCGATGAAGCCGCGACGGAAAGCGGCCGTGATGTCTCTCCCTCTACCGGTCGTCCCGTCAGGATACCATCCATACGCGCCGCCTGTATCCCACCGAGAAAGGCCCTTGATTGTCGGCAGCATCTCGGTTAAGAGTCCGTGAGGCCAGAAAAGCAACTCCTGCTCGCGCTGCCGCAGCGCCCGCCGTTCCACACAGCCGGGGCAGTTTGGATGCTCGCAGTCCTCATCGCTCATCAGTTCCACGTCCAAAGCAGCAATCCGCAGTTGCACCCTAATGAACTCCCCTCGCGGGTCGCCCCGCTCCATGAGCCAGTCGGCGTACATCTCGCGCGGGCCGTCATCGAACGGCGACTCGCAGATTGCCTGGATGAAGGCGGCTTGCTGGTCGGCGTCAGTCATGTAGTCGCCTCCACAAGATCAGGTTTTCGGTTGCATATTCTCAGATCCCTTTCTGGGTTTACGGACCAAACTGCGGGATTGCGTTACTGCCAAAGAGCTTCTTAGCTCGCTTCTTAGCTCGCTTGATAGCTTCTTTTTGGCTCCTCGCCCATATGATCATCCGAAAACCACCGACTGAGAAGAAGTACGGGCGAACACAGGTTCCGTTGCTGAGTTTTATTTCTTTTGGTCTTGTCATAACTCACTCCCTCCAATCCATCCATCCCCGCCGCCACCGAGCGTACGCCGCCGGGTCGTCCAGATCGTCCGCCGCGTAGGGGTTCGCCGTGATGGGTTCGCCGTCGCTGGCAGAATCAACGCCCTCCCAGCACGCAGGCGGGTAGCTTGTGCGTTGCATGCGTCACTCCCTCCCGGTCAGCAGGTCGATCACCCAGCAACCTCGAACGTGCGGGCCGCGGAGAGGTATCGTTCCACACCCCCACGGATCACAAGCACGACACTTGATCGTCCCTGGTCGGTGATCTGCGTCTAGTGCACCCGCCCCGTTACAGGCTCTGCATGTCTGTCTCCCCCGGCAGTGGCGCAACAACTCGTCGTTGTCGCACCCAGCCTCCTCCAGCGCGTCTGCGAGGATGGGCATCAACTCCCACGCACGGTCCGCGTAGATCGCGTTGGCGATCTTGGGGACGCGGCAGTCTGCGCGGGTGAGCCAGGGGCAGGGACCACCAGCAACCACCTGCGACCAGAATGGGCCATCTGCGTTGCAACGCTTGCAGATCGACAGCAACCCCCAGTCCTTTTTCAGCGGCACAAACGGTCCGCCGCAGACTCTGGTGCGTCCCAGTCCCACGCCGCACGTCATCGCCACTTTTGGCAGCGCCACCGGTCGGAACGGATTCCCGACGATCTCGCGGAGGAGGGTGGCCTGAAGAGCAGTAGAGATACCTGAACGTGTAGCTCGCTGAAATAGTTGAACGGTGTGAAATTCCCTCGAAGGTTCACTGACGTTACACGGCACCCCTCGAACCCAAGGGGTCGCACTTTCGGCTCCTGTCGCTCGTATCGCGTTGCTGTAGGCGTGCCGCAATTCCTCCTCCGTCGCCATTCCATCCGCGTACCGTTCCGCCACCTCTACGGCTCGACGGCTGCGATTGATGCGTCCGGTGCCTGAGCAGTCCGGGCAATCGCCAAAGGTACTTTCCCGCTGATCTTCGCCGCTACCATCACACGTTGGACATGGCAAGTCATCCGTCAGCCGATCCCACAACTGCCGAGCAACGGCGCAGGCGAACAGTCGCAACTTGCGGTCGCTCGCCCAGTCGGTAGATCCCCCAGGCTCGGAAGCTCGCCGTGGGACTCCGTTGCGTATCACCTTGGTCAGCATCCGCGACGGGTCGTCGCTCGACAACCACTCAGCCTCTGTCACTTTTCTACCTTCTTTTCAAATTCCAGCCGCCCATTGCGAAACACATAGATATCGGTTCCTACCCGCGTCCTGCTCTGTCCTTCCACAAGATCAGCAGGAGCCGGGTATACCACGCCGTCATTGTCCCCGCCCACCAGTTCCAGCATCCTTTCCCCGCCCGTTTGCACGCTGGAAATCTTCTCCTGCACGCTGTCGGCCTGCTTGGTCTTGCGGAATTCTTCCCGTGCTTTTTCGATCATGACTGCGTGTTGTGTTTGCGGGGACATCAACGGATGGGCGAAAGGGGATGCAGTAGGGGCGTCGGGAGCCGCCTTGCAGGCTGTTTGCAATTGAGCTGACCACGCCGCAATCAACATCCGAACAGTCACAGGAAGACCATTTCCATCGCCTTCAACGTAGGCTGTCATCGTTTTCGCTACTTCCCGAACGGCTTCTTTCAGACTCATCGGATGCGTCTCCTGAGTATTTCCAGTTCCTGTAGCTTCGCCTTGATCTCAACTTCTTCGATGCTCTGCCGTAGGTGAACTATGGTGGCTTTCCACACCATACCAGCGAACATCGTAGATACCATGAAACCCAGTAGGAACCCGATCCACGTTGCTGTCAATTCCCTTTTACTCATCGTCATCAAGTTCCTGCATCCTTGAAAAGAGTTCGTTGAACTCATCGATCGGTCTCCTCCATTGCAGCAGCGTATTACGCCACAAGTTCAACGTAAGTACGTTGAACCCTAGCGAACACACCAAAAGAATCAAAAGCGTTGCGTTCATGTTCTTCCCCTTACCTGTACAAAGTAGCATGCCAAAAAACCGCCTAGAACGCTATTAGCCGCTTCAACTGCCTTTTTGGCAGGCTTACCCCTACTACCCCAACATCTAGCGGCTAATGCGTTCCTGGCTTCATTTACCTGCTGCGGAAATGCTTCGGGGTAGGGTCTGTTGCAACGTGAACGCCTACCGGGGGCGGTTCCCGCAACCCTTCCCAGCAGTCATGGCAGTAGACAACCCCCTGAGATAGCCGCACCCCGGCTTGGGGACACTTGCTGCATACCCAACCTTTACGGGCTTCCTGCATCGCCTGTAGCGTTTTGGGTTCCAGCGGCATGGCAGTCTTCTCCTTTGAAGGGTTAGACAGAATCAGGGCAGGTTCGTGCTGACCCACTCAGCACTACCGCAGCTTCATTCCTGATCTTGGTTTCCAGTTGCGTTCGGAAGGTATTGTCGATGGGGTGGGACATGCTGACGCGGTGCATGGGCTTGCCGTTGGCATCCAATGGTAAGCTAGGACTGATGGGGATGCCGCAACCGTTGCAGTAATGGCTACTGGTGCTGTTGCGGGTTCCGCAGATGCAGCGGTCCAGCGTCTTGCGGCTTGGCATGTCAATGATAAGCGGATCGCTGCCGCCAATGATTTTGATTTCGTGAATGACGAAGACGTGATCGAACACCACAGAACAGACCGCCAGTAGGGGTCTGTGTTTGCTTCCCTGTCGATGGGAAGGAACCGGTTTGACTGTCACCTCGGTGATTTCCATGATTGTCTTCTCCGTTGAAGAGTTACAAAATCGCTCCTCTTGCAATTCGCATTACGTCGTAAACATGCTGGTTAGCAGGGGGTTGCTTGTGCTTCCCCTCTTCATTATCGGAATCCGCGTAATGAAGTCCGTCTCGGGGAATTCTGAGTACGTCCATAAACGCCTTGGCAATGGCATCTGCACGGTTGCCATTAGGACTGACGAAGATGAACAGTTCCGGGGTAGGCTGCGGCTTCAGCAGGGCTTTCCAGATCGCCTTGCCATGTTCTCGGGCAATCACCAGTTCCGCAGGGGGCTTGCCGTAGGGTTCAACCGGTTGTTCCCAGGCGTCCTGATAGTCGCTGGGGTTCAAGTCAGCAAACGCGGAAAAATGCGTATCAATCAGGTTCGGAATACTGGGCAGGAAACGTGCCTCTTCCGGTTTTTCCGTGAAGGGATCATGAATTACCGTCAGCATGGTTTTCTGATCGGCGTCAATATTCGGCAAGGATGCGTAGGAACTGACCACAACGCGGGGATGCTTGGGCTTGTTCCTGTCCGTGGTGCGGAAACGAATGACACGGGCTTCCGCAGGTTCGGCGGACTTGTTGGCCAGCCAGTTGCACGCCATTGAAGAAGCGTCCACCTGATCCTTGTACTTTCCTAACCGCTTCACTTTTGAATCCGGCTTGAATTGTTCATGTTCCGTAACATAGTTCGCAATATCCCAGAGAGGTTCCCCGCCGTTATCGCAAATCACCACGTTTCCAGCAGCTAGTTGATCCGCCCACGGTTCCGCCCGAACATCCTTGCTACCGGTTGGTCGGTCTTCCTTAATCTTGTACCCCACTAGCCTGGCAGCAAGCCGCTGAAACGATTCCAGCCCGGTACTGCCGCGTTCCATTTCCACAACGATGGTCGGTTCCCATTTAGGCCCGTACCGCAACCTGTCCTTTTTCGCCGTAGCGATGATTCTATCGTTGCGTTCATTCGGCTCCCATTGACCATGCACGCAATCTTCAACGTACAGCGTCCCGTCCTTATCCTTGGCCATGAGAACCCCAGCGGTATAGCATCCCCCCTCATTTGTGTTGTGAACCAAGATACCGTTGGCGAAGAATTCGTGATCCCCATCAACCTGAAGATCGTAAACTGGAACGCCTCTTAACCTGTCCGCATTTACGGCTACAGCAGACGTTCGATTTGCGTTTTTTACGTCCGTCAAATTCAGAACCGCACACAACACAGGACCGAACAAACAATTTGTAGGAACACGACGGGGAACAAGTATACGATCCAGGACGTCCCCAATATCCCCCTCCACACTGACGGCATTTTTTCTCGGTATTCCCATTCCGTGACCGTTCGCCACATTTAGAACTGCACCAACGCAATCGTTCAGGATTGATGTGACGGGAGCGGAAAGACTTCCCACATAATTCGCAGGTGTATTCCCGATATACTGCGGATTCAACCCACATCCCAGCAATTCTGCGGTGATGTTCCTTAGCAGCTTTCGTCTTATTCCATCTTTTGAAGGCGTTGTGAACGCGGTTGTGTTCAGCCCTTGTGAGGCATTCCAAGTTAGAGATGTCGTTGTTGTTCCAGTCTTCATCCTTGTGATGTATATCGCATCCGTCAGGTATGTCCCCGTTATGGTATTTCCAGATGATTCGGTGCAAAGAGTCAATACGGTATCTGCACTGTCCTGCGTCCCATACACGCCCCCAGAAATACCGTTTTCCGCGAGGACGTCGGAACCGAATCCCATTGAACTCAACCACCTCGGTATCATCACGTCGTTTTGGCATGACAGAATCCTCCTTCCGTCATTATAGCGGCTACCCCTGATGGCGGCTAGTTCAACCCATCCCCTGTTTTCAGTCCATACAGGATGATCAACCGTACCAACGATCATTGCCCCATTAGCAAATCTGGCGACGATAAGTTCATTCACAAAACCTGATACACCAGACCATTTAACAGGACGATACCCATTACGAGTAAGTACCAAGTCCCCAACTCGCACATCTTCTATTGGCACAGATCCCCGCAGCGTCTCTATCAATGTTCCAGCAATCAAACACGCTGCTCGATCCCATGCACGCACACGAACAGCTTCCCGTGGGGCGGTTCTGTTCCTACGATTGAACCATTGGGGCTTGAACAGACCGCCACCACGGGGCTGTGGTCGCTGTTGCAATTGCCCGGCCACCCCGTAAGCCCCAAGGGACTTTTCCAGGCTGCGAATCTTTTCTTCCGGAAACTGAGCTGGTGCCAGCAATTCCCCTTCGATAGTTCTAGGATCGTTCCATCCCAGCACCGTAGTAGCCATGCGGTTAGGTTCGTATCTCATGGGAAGGCACAGCAACACAAAATCACCACGGGAGATGATGTGCCCAGCGAGGTCCCGATGATGCAATCGCTGCATGATGCCTACTTGCCGAACGCCACGGGACAGACCACGGGTGGGCATGGTCAAGTCCCACCAGTCAATCACGTTCTGCCGTTCAACTTCCGATTCCGCCTTCCGTACATTGTGCGGGTCGTCAAACACTACACGGTCAGGGTGTTCGCCAGTACCGTGTCCGCCTACACTGGTAGCCAGACGGTAGCCCCCCGCAGTCGTCTCATAGTACGTCTTTTGATCCTGATCCCGTTTGATCATCACCCTTCCAGGCCACATCGCCTGATACCAAGGAGAAGACAGAAGCGTGCGGCACTTAACGCTATCACGGGTGGATAACTGCTGATCGTAACTGGCAAAGAACCAGCGAACGGAAGGGTCACGCTGCCATTCCCAGGTCGGCCAGAACACGCAGGTTATCAGGCTCTTGGAACAGCCTGGAGGAATGTTGATTAGAAGTTTGGAAATTTGACCTAACGTAACCGCTTGAAGGTGTTCACAAACCGCCCCCACATGCCAGTTATCGATATAGGGGGCGGATTCAATATGCGGCCATGCCGCCCGCATGTAGGCGTAGAAACTGTCACGGTAAACAGAACGTTCCAGACCACCCAGCATGTCGTCATATTCCCATGTTGCGTCGTAGGTTCTCAGTCAAGGATTCTTGCAAGCATCGTCTCAAGGCTTTGCCCAGCGAACGGACCGCTACACGAAAGGTGAGTTGTGTATCTGTACTAAGTACATTCCAAACTGACCTTGGAATTTGTTCTGGGGAAGAAGTCCAAGGTACTCTAAAATCCCATGCCCACAACAGTTCACCTACCAACCTCTTAGGCCGGTGTTCCCGTTCCGCCATCCATCGCAGAGCATATGCAGTCGTCGCATCATCCTTCTTACCCCGTTCTTCCAGTTTGTCCGCCAATGCCAGCAACGGTAGCCCATCCTTGTGATGGGTCTTCTCAACAATTCGCCACAGGGTACGAATTTCCTTGGTCATGATTAGTAGAACAGCTTCCTTGTTGAAGTAGGCTCATCCAATCCCCGTGCTGCGGATACTTCCTTTGGCGGCAAGGTAAGCAGTGCGTCTTCCTGAATCAGCACTTCTCCGTCCTTAGCCCATGTAGGGGAACTGTTTCTTGGCCTCCCATGAATCTTGAAACCGTGTTTCCTGAGTAGCGTATCCAACGGATGAATGTCCCGCCGTTCACACCATGAAGATTCTGTATCAATGGGGGAATCGTCTTTCATCACAAACTTTCTGGACATGATTCAAGACTCCCTTGTTGCTGGGGTAGTATCCCGTTCCTTCTTTTTCTTGATGGCTTCCAACAAGGCAATGCGAACATCGATAGGCAGTTCCAGAGAATCAATTTCCTCCAGGATGGGTCCAGTAGAAGCGAGTGCCTTTTGCCGGTTGTCCGCATCAAACAACCCTAGGTGCTTGAAACACTTGTTGAGGGCTGCGTTCTTGTCCCAGAACTTGATCTCGATTACTTCAGCAGGCTTGAATCCTTCACTGGTCTTTTCCAGTACCGTCTTCACCTTCATGTACGATATGGCACGCCTTGCATGCTCAGGTATGTCACTGGCCTTTTTCAGCGTAGGAGTATCCTTGGTGAAGTCCAGCACATCCCCAATATCGGAAAAGGCAATGAAGGCCGCTTCCCTCAAAACTTGATCCGACTTGATGCCGGTTGCCGCCATACGTTCCATGATTGCACGACGTACCGCAGCCTTTACTTTTGGGTTCTTTAGCAGCAAACATCCCTGTGTTCCTGCTGTTGGAAGTGAGGTCTCAGGATAGCATCGTTGATAGGCGGCGGAGGCGTTGAAGTCGGTGATGTACTCTTTGGTGAACAGGAGTTGCTTGGGTGTCAATCCTGCGTCATTGATCCAGGTAAGATCATACTCGACGACTTCACGGCTGTCGGGAGGTTTGGACATATATCAGGTAGCAAAACTAGCCTATTGCGATTGCTTCCCTGGCTACGCTGTCAGGGCTGTTCGTTGAAATCGCGTTGAACAGGTAGTTTACCGATGCGGATGGGGATTTGCCAATGGGAACCTAGTTGCTGATGAAGTATTCAACTAGGTTCCCATTGAGTAGACATGGCGAACAGAAATTGGGTTATCGACGTTGAACACGATCGCGATGAGCGTAATCAACAACTGGAAGTTCCATCGCAGTTCCCCTGTATACCGCTAAACCCCATCCCCTAGTATACTGTCGGAAGGGGTAGAAACATGACATTCACCGAATTCACCCTGGTTCAGTACAGCGACGGCATCCTCACCATCGGTATGCAGCCTGCTACCGCCATTGGTGGGTGGTCCCTGTTGTTTCAGGTGTCCAAGCGGTTTGACAGCAGTTCTGGACTTATCACCAAGAGCGTAGCTTCCGGATACGGCGGCGGACAGAGCGGCATCACCGTAACCAATTCCGGATTGGGGCAGTTCAACGTTCGATTCAACTCTGTTGATACCAGCGGACTGGATCCCGGTTTGTACGCTTTCTCCTGTACCCGCACGGATTCCGGGTTCGTAACACCTACCAACAAGGGGTGGTTTGTACTTCTGCCGTAAGGAGCGTTTGGCATGGATCATCAAGAAAAAGGCTTCTGGGACTGGTTGCTGGGCCGGGAAACCGACAAGGGGCCGAAGGTTCCTGATCCCAGCGAAATGGCTGGGGGGCACCGTGGCATCGCCGCAGGGGATCTACGCCCCGGCAGGCAGGATCTTTCCGCTGAAAATGTAGCTCAATGGGAACAACTAACAGGGGATGAAGTCGAACGGTTCGTTGTTGGCGGTGAACGGATGAACGTACACAGCACCAACGTACAGTTCTTCCAGTACGACCTGAAGAAACAGGAATTGACAGTGGGGTTCAAGGCGAAGGGGCGTCATCCCGCCTCAGTGTACGTCTACAGCGACATCACGCCACAACTGGCTATCCGGGCTGCACAGGCTCAGTCCAAGGGTGGTTATGTGATCGATAACCTGATCGGTCGGGGGAACGTCGGCAAGCGTGGGGTTGGGTTGAAGCCGTTCCGGAAGATTTCCTAACCTAGCTCAATCACGTTGCCTATTTTCAGGGCGTTGGAATGCGTGACCATGATGATCTGAATGCCTAGTTCTTCTGCCAGGGTTTCCAGCAACACCCTGGCAGCGGGGCGGCATGATGCCGAAAGGTGCTTCAGGGGTTCATCCAGTACCAGTAGAAGCCGACTACGCGGAACCGTACTGAGTAGACAAGCTACCCGCAACGCCAACGCCGCCACGTCAATCACCCCGCCGCCTACTTCTTCCATCGGTTCCGTCAGTTCCATACCATCCTTGCGTAGCGATAAAGCGGCTTCCGTTCTACCCCGCTTGCGTTCAAAAGTGATGACAAATTCGTAGCAGTCATCCCCGAACACGGCTTTCAGGCAGCGGGAAACCACGCTAGCAATTCGGCTATGAGCCGCTTCCTGAACCGCACAGGCCGCTTCCTGCACTACCTTCTGTGCTGCCAGTGCGTTTTCCAGATCAGTTCGCAGGGTGGTAAGTTGCCGTTCCTCTTCTTCCAACTGCTTCTGAGCAAAGGCGTGTTCAGCTTCCGCCCTTTCCAGTTTGCGTCGAATTTGGTCAATCATCAGTTACGCCCAGAACATCCCCACGAACCTTCAAGTACGCCTTCAACGCCTTCTGATGCTTTGCTTGCAGTTCTTCGACTTCCCGTTCAGTCTTTTCCATCAGTTCCTTCAGTTTGTCAGGGTCGCTTACCCCAAACAGTTCCTTCAACTGTTTCTTGATCTGCTTGATCTCTCCTTCCTTGCGTGCATGTTCGCGGGTAGCGGCTTCCAGCAGCTTGTTCTCCCGCTCCATCCATTCCAGGCTGCCAACTTCCATTGAACGTTACCCCAATGCTTTCAACACCAGTTCCCGCACCTGCGGCGAAGTACCTTCCTTTTCCATCCAGCGAAGCAACGCGGCCTCAAAGTCCAACGCCCTATCCGTCAGTTCCCGCAGTTCCTTTACGAATTCGTGCAGCCCTTCGGGTACGTCGGCTTCCGGGGCGTCATCATCGGTTTTCGTGATCTTGTCCTTACTCACGTTCAGGTAATGCGGCTTCACCGTCCCGTCGCTGTACAGCAAACCTACCCTTGGTTTGTGATCTATTTCATCCAAACGCCGCCGCATGAACCCGCCGTTGTTCCAGATGAGGCAGTCACCAAGTCGTTTTTCAAACGGGGAATGGTTATCCCCAAACAGGGCCACATCGTATCCCCGCAACCGTTCCTTCCAGTTCTTGAAATACCCATCTTCCGGGGCACCGGGATAGGAAGTAGCCTTGGTGTAGATCATGGCATGAATCACCGCCACTTCAAGCATCATATCGTGGGGATCGTTCAGCGGCGTAACAGGAACACCCCACGGAAAGCCCCACAACCGCATAGGGGTTCTGCCAGCTACTTCCACAGGCTTTTCCGGTTCCAGGTAGGTCAGCTTGCCGGATTCTACCAGCGTCCAGAACGCGGTTTTCTTCAAGTCTTCCAGCCGGTGATTTTTCAGATCGTGTTGTCCTGGAATTCCGTAGGCCCTGGGAATGTTACGAAGTACCATGTTGATGAGTTCAGGACTGCAACGATGGGTTCGCCAGCCGTCATCGAAAATGTCCCCAGCGATGATAAGGGGAACGTTGTGGGCGAAACACAACTTACTGACCTGCTGCCAGCACCCTTGCTGAGTCCGCATCCAATCCGTCTCTTCAGCACGGGCAGCAGGTGGTCGGTCGCTGTTGTGAATGTCGGAAACCAGAACGGCGGCGACTACGGGTTCTATCACCTTCTGTACTCCGCCCACGTTTTCTGAGTTTCGCTTACACACACCGACGCCAAATTCAGCGACGGATGTTCCATCTTAATCCAATCATAGAAATACCGCGCCAGTCGCTCAGCAGTTGTAAGTTCCCCGCTACCCATCACCTCATTCAAGTTCCTGTGATCAAATTTCTCCTCCAGGTAGTCACTGAAGAACTTCAGTTCCGAGTAATCGACCCCAGCAAAACCACGGTCATCCAACCGATCAGCAGTAATTACAACCTCAACGCGGTAAGAATGACCATGCTCACGTCTACACTTATGCCCGTCTGGCATATGTGGAAGGCTGTGGGATGCTTCAAAACTGAACTGCTTGGTCAATGTGAACGGCGTGTTTCCCCCTGTACTGCCCCGCAAAGTGGGCATCCATTGGTTCTCAGAACGTCGCTAATGGACTGTCGGATAACGTCAGCTTCATCACTAGCTACAGCAGAAGCACTTATCGCACGCTGTAAATCGTCCAGCAATTTACGCAACTGGTGCAACGTTGACCGCTGCTTGTTCAGTTCCTTCGTTACTTCCCGCAAACGGTTAAATGCAGTCAAGTCTACCGGCCCTGTTTCCGCTGATAGTTTACCAAGTTTATCAACAAGGTTTTTCAACTTGTACAGGGTTTCTTGCTTTCCATGTAGCGTCTGGGTAGCTTCCCCTACCTGTTTTCCGCATAGGATTGCATTAGACAGCCGATCTGCCTGTTCGGCGGCGGTAGCTAGGTTCCCTAGCAGTTCAGCCCCCAAAGACGCCTTGCGGCTGTTTTCTTCTGCTGCGGCATGCAGACCTTCAACAAGTTCCCATTCCTTGCGTGCTTCAACCACCCAACCCAAACTACCCAACTTAGCAGCAGCGGATTCAAGCCGGTCCTCGCTGACCTTCACCGCCGCTTGCGTATGACGTACCGCCGCCGCCGAATTCGCCAATGCTTTGTCGATCAAATCCAGGTTCACGATGGAATTCAGTTCGCGGCTCACTTCCCCAGCGGAAAGGGACAACCAGTAGGGAGCCGAATGCTGCTTCTGAAAGGACAGCGGTGAAACGTTCAGGACGTTCGCCACGTCATCCGGAACCTTGCCCCTGCCAAAACTGACGTATTCGTTCCCGTTCAGCAGGTAGACGTTCCCGTCCCGCCCCCGGCTGCGTTCAACTGTTGCATCATCAGTTTTCAGAACCACTGAAGCAGATTTGGAACCCCAGCGAATGAATGAATCCCCATCAGGCTGATTCAGGCATACCCACCGCAACGCCCCTAACACCGCCGACTTCCCGCAATCCGTAGGTCCAACCAGAACGTTTACCGTTGGGGATAACTCCAGCGTCAACTTCTTCCATTTGCGGAAGTTGCGGAGCGTCAATCGTTGAATCGTCATTCACGATCCTTCAAAGTTTCCAACCGATGAATGCCGACGCTTTCCGGTGCGGTTATTACGAGCTTTACCCTACTACGTCCAAGTACCTCAGCAACTTCAACCGTAATGTTCCCGCCTATTACAACCTTCTCGCCAACACGGCGGGAAATTGTCAAATGTCCAACCTTCACGCTATCGTCGTTTATGCTTCTGCTCCCAACGCTCTTTTGATGTGCCGTGGCTTTACCACAGCCAAGAATTCACGCAACCGAACCAACAGCAGGTGCTTCCACTCGCTTTTGATACTAAGCGTAACTGCACAACGATCTTCAAACACGCCGTCAAATGCACCAGACTTGACTGATTCAGCCCACAACGAGTACGGAAACAGAATCATCGGTTCGCGGCGATCCCGGCAGGTAATGATCGCCCATCCCTTACTTCCTGCTAGCTTCGCACTTTCTTCTGCTTGCAGTATCCATTTTTCGTAGGTTTGCAACGCTGCCTTTTCCGGTCGGTCCAGTACGTCGTGAATGGTGTCTTTCTGATATCCCCGCTTCAGTTCAAACGTGAAGAACCGCAGCAAGGGTTCCCCGCAACTATCAGTAGCGGCTATGTCCCCGTAAGCCCCCGCCGTCTTGTGCCCCTTCTTGCCCCGATTGGTAGCCCTACCGCCGCTGCCAGCGGTTCGCCAGAACACATCATCTCTGGCGTTTTCTGTCCACCACAGCGACAGTTCCTTGCAGAACCATCGCTCAAACCGGGAACCCTTCAAGGCTTTGTTGCCCATGCTACCCCCCAGAAATTAAGTGATCCGCACAGGACTTGCACCTGTTGACTACGCTATACGGCTTTTCCGGAACTAGCCAAAAGGAAAGTCCGTTGTAGGTACGGATCAAATTGCCCTCCCAGGACTTGAACCCGGTGACTACTCCATACGACTTTTCCCCAAATGTCCAAAAAGGAAAGGCCGTTGTAGGTAAGGGCAGTAGCTAATCAAGTTGATTCACCAAGATCGAAAACATGAAACACTAAACGATGCCTATGCGCAGTTCCTATGTAGCAACCCTTCGATTCCCCGCTATCTAAACTATGTCCAGTACCAGCAATCCGAAACCTACGAAGAACTACCTTAGCATTGGGATCAACTAACGCCCATACACACAGGTAATTGTCCTGAAACGCCACATGCAGAAGTTCAGCCCCGCGTGGGATGTTTTCACAAACAATATCAGCAACCCCAATAACGTACTTCCAAACGACCATTTAACTGTACCTCGATTTCCGGTGAACCTCACAGGCGGATTCAATTTCGTTCCAGACCTTCGTCACCAACTGCCGCAGTTCGTCTTCCTGTTCGTCTTCTTCCAGCATGGCGATCAGCTTTTCCCGGCTGCCGTCAAAGTCAAATTCAGTGGCAGCGATCTTGCCCCCCTTTTCGTTCCAGTGCTTCCAGCCGACCAACCAGTCAACGCAGCCCCCCAGATCATCAACGCCGTGGCTGTGTAGAATGGGAACGTCTACCGTTCGCTTGCGTCCATTCACCCGGTTCTTCTTGCACTTCACCCGGCAGATGATCCCCTGCTCAACCGCACGTCCCCGAACCGTCTTCGTCAATTTTCCTACCACACTCGTCCACAGTTCCGTGTGACTGTAGAACGTCAAAGCGTTGCCGCCGCCCCGCGTCTTGGGGTCAAACTGACTACCAAACCCGATACGGTCGCGGGACTGGCTAATCATGATGAGGATGCTGCCGGTTTCCCTCAGGGCAGCCACCACACCCCGCAGATGTTCGCTGTTGAGCTTGGCTTTGTCCGTTCCGTAGCTTCCGCCCGCATCTTCGCCCTTGGCGTTGGCTTTCTTGATTTCCTTCTGCTTCTTCAACCACGCCTTCGGAATCAGTGCATCCATACTGTCAGTCAACACCACGCAAGGCCCAGACTTCACCGCAGCAGCACAAGCCGCCCAATAGTCTTCCAAAATCACGGAATTGTCAGGGCTGGCCTTGGTGCCCATCAACGGCTCCATGCGTTTCACCAACGGCGTAAGGAAGCGATCCAGGTCAAACAACGCCCCGTTCTCGGCGTTGTGAAACAGTATCCGGTGATCCTTGTACACCGGGCTAATCGCTGCTTCCGCCAGCGTGGTCAGTGTAATGAAACTTTTGCCGCTGCCGCTGTCCCCAACCCAAAGAGCGTAGTTGCCGGGAAGGAACGCTACATCCGGCCTACCGGAACAGGCAAGGTTGATGAGCGTACTACCACTGGAAAGTCCCAGATGAAACGGAAGTGCTGCATCCGTTTTGGGTGCCGTCAGTTTGTTACGCATCCGTTCTGTCTTGCTTGGCATTCTCCACTCCCGTTAGAAGGGCGGGGCTACGGAAACGCCCCACCCCAACTGCTAGTCCCCCTGCCCGGAACTAACAGTTACCTCTTTCCCCTTGTCGGCTTCTTCGCCGGTTCGTCGTCTTCGTCACTGTCGTCGTCATCGTCGTCATCAGCCTTGGTAGGCTTCTTTGCGGGCTTGCTGGGTGGTGTGTCGTCGTCCTCATCGTCATCGTCACTATCGTCATCTTCATCAGCCACCGCAACCTTCTTCACGGTTGCCGGGTCAATGGCGTTGAAAATGTCGCCGTCCTCATCTTCCAAGCGGATGCTCGTACCATCGCCGCTGATCTTCACGATCTCACATTCGCCGTGTTTGGGATGCTTGACCACGTCGCCTACCTTGAGTCCGAGATCCTTCGCAGTCTTGCCCTTGGTAGGCGTTTCATCATCGTCATCGTCATCGTCAGCGTCAGCCTTGGTAGGCGTCTTCGCCGATTTGCTTGCGGGCTTGCTGGGTGGGGTATCGTCGTCATCATCGTCATCGTCGTCGTCATCTGCTTTGCCCTTAGCAGGCTTCTTCGCAGGTTCATCGTCGTCATCGTCGTCCTTGACAGTTTTCTTGGGTAACTTCTCTTCGTCTTCCTTGTCGTCGGCTACCGATTCAGGATCGAGGAGCCGCATGACCTCATCGTAGCCCACGTCCACCAGAAGATCATCCAGGCACGGCATTGTTTCCAGAAGTCTTTCCGGGTAATCGTAGCTATGCGGGCGAAGGTCGATTCGAGTGACGGCGTTGAACTTGTTGCCGGGCATCGTCTGCTCTTTCACGGTCAGGATTGCCGTGTAGCCGCCTTCCAGAACGAACGGATCGACGCCTTCGTCCAGGGAATTGATCGCGTCAACCATCAGTTCCCCGAACCCCATGCCGCGATTGAAATGGCCAGTGTCCAGTACCTTGATTTCAGGTTTCTTCGTGTCCCCCGGCTTGGTGTTCACGATCCACAGGTGCCGGGATTTAGCACGCAGGGACTTGACCAGTTCCTGATCTGCCGTGCCCCCATACCGCGTCAACCAGTCGCAGATCGCACAGCGTTTGCCGAAGCAACTCTTGCGGCAGGCGTACCAGCGGGAACCGTCCGGGGTAGCTACACGGTGGGCTTCGTAGCTCCGCTCAAAGTGCTCCATGCCCTCATCCGCCCGTGGGTTGTTCTTACCCACCGTGTACGGCAGGAAGTCAACCTTATGAGTGCCGACTTCCAGCTTGTAGAAATCCACACCATCAGGAAGTTTGATGCAGGTAGCATCCCCGCCGCGTTGCTGCTGATTAGCCCAATCGCGAGCACTGGTACGCTTGCTTGCGGCCCGTTCACGATCCTTTTTCGTCGCCATTGCTGTCGTTCCTCATCTGATACAGTTTGCGAAACGCCTTCCACTTCCCCATCACCCAACCATACCCCGCCAACTTGGCACACAGGTAAGTCAGAGCGGGTAGTACGACTATCAAGACCAGAAGCAAATAAGGACTAATCATCGTCGGTCCTCTTTCGCTTCCCAAGAGCCTTATCGGCTTTTGCTTCGTTGACCTTGTAGGTGGTCGTTCCAGCGTTCTTGGCAGAAGGTTCGCCAAAGTAGCTAGCCGACCACAGCTTCACCCCAGCTTCCAACGCCGGGCGTTTATGTTCCAACGCCTTCACCACAGCTTCCAGAATCCCAACTTCCTTGTCGCAATCAATCACCTTCTGCCGGGCGTCTTCAACTTTTCGCCTGGCCAGTTTGTAGCTACTATCGGTCAACACCGTAGCGTCCACCGTTCCCTCAGTCACCTTATCCAGTCCGTAGGTTTCTGGGGACTTTTTCACGGCAAGGTAGATTCTGGCGTAGGCTTCCTTGAGATCCTTTTCTGCAATATCCTCAACTGCTCTGGCACGGTCACGCTTTTCCCTGGCTTCCGTCAAGTCGCAGCAATGATCGTAGACCAATTGAGCTTGCCGGAACCATTCACGGTCCAGGTGCTTTTCGTCAATTTCAAAAAAATCGAAGTCGTCTTTGTCTGCCATGTTGTTGCCCTCGCTGTTCCCTGCATTACTATCGGAAGTTCGCCTTAGTTGGCCTTGAGGATTTCGTAGCAGGCGTAGGCAAGACGAGCTTCGCCGCCGTCAAACCAAGGTTCCTTGCACCAGTCGATAATCGCTGCGGCCTTCAGATGATTGCCCTTGGGCTTGAGTAATTCCTTGCGTGCGTTGGCAAGAATCAGCCTACGGAGCATTTCAGGGTCTTCCGTACATTCCGCCAGAAACGCCCGTACCTTTTCCCAGGATGGTTTCTGCCAGACCAACATCCTCACCAAATCAAACGCTGCACGTTCGGCGGCAGGCGGTTCCAGAATTGCCAATTGCTGCTCTTCCGGAAGCCCCGCTACCTTCTGCAAGTTCTTCACGGCTTCGCGGGCACTGCCCCCGGCACATTCAATGATGCGGTTAATCACGGCGTCTGAAACCGTCTTGCCTGCCTTGTCCGCCACGTTCCGCAGAACTTCTTCCAGTTCCGTTACCTTCAACGACCGCAGGCATATTTCCGTGCAGCGGGTGCGGATCGCTGGCAGAACCTTTTGCGGATCAGTGGTCGCCAGAAAATGATAGACGTGGCGTGGAACGTCCTCGAACATCTTCAGCATGGCTTGTTGGGCAAAACCAGAGCGCGCTAAGGATTGGCACTCCTCCCAAAACCATACCCTGCACGAATTTTCGCCGCTAGGTGCCCGTTTAGTGGATCGTTCGATGCTGCGGATAGTATCAATCGCCCCATCAATAGCAGCACAGTTCACCTCCTGAAAATCATCCCCGCAACCCAACCGCGAAGCAACAATTCTTGCCAGCGTCGTCTTGCCTGTTCCGCTGGGTCCGGTGAAAATCAAAACCTTCTGCATACCGTTCTTCAGCAGGTTTTGCAGAGTAGCAACCGCTTCAGGCTGTCCCACGACTTCCTTCAGCTTGCGGGGGCGGTAAAGGCGATACCAGTCCACCGCTTCGCTGTCCGCTCGAATGTCCTTGCGTACTGAAGTGCATTCCTTGTCGCCGGATTCCGCCTTGCCGTTGCGGTCATTCACCAGTCCCATACACTATCCCCTTTCCTTTGATAGCCCCTTCAACGTTCCGAACAGCCTGCCGGAAGTACCGCTTTTTCAGTTCTACCCCAATTCCTTTTCGACCATTCTTCACTGCCACAGCAACTTCCGATCCCACCCCCATGAAAGGCGTAAGTACCACGTCACCGGGACCACTCCACAACGCCAACACCCGTTCAATCACATCCAGCTGCAACGGGCATATGTGCCGTTGATCCTCGACATCCCTGGCAGCAACGTAGGGCAGTACCCGCGTTTGTCGAATATCGAACCAGACCGGGGATGCATACTGTTGCCAGATCCAATGAGAACGCTTGTCCTTCCGTCCGTCGTAGGGGTTTTCCGCCGTTACCCTGTCTTCCGTCCACGCTTCCCCCAATTCCCTTGGAACCTTTCTGCTGCCGTAATAGGCAGTCAGTCCAAAATCATGCTTAATGGGCACAGGGTTATCCCCTGGCTTGCGGAAGGCCAACAGGTAATCTGGAACCCCAACTCGATTTAACGCAGAATCCTTGATGATCTGCTTGTGGGCAAGTCCAATAGTCTTGGTTCGTGTCGCGGCAATCAACGGATCTTTCCAGATGCAATGACGGCTGTGAAAGACCATACCGTACGACTGAAACAATCTAATAATATCGCCGCTAAAATCCCTCAAACCTATTTCTTCCCCGGAACGTTTATGGGTGGGTAGATCCATGCAATGTACCGCAATCACCCGTCCCGGCATCAACAATCGCTTCAACTCCTTCACCACATATCCGAAATGAGTAAAAAAGTCATCGTAGTCAACGCAGTTTCCAAGATCTTCGTCGTCATCTGAATAGGCATACAAATCGGCGAAGGGCGGAGAAAAGATGGAGTGCCCCACCGTTTCATCCGGCAACCCCTTCATTACCTGCACGCAGTCGCCGTTGTAGAGTGCGTAGCGATTGGTGATTACCTGCCGAGCTTCCTTTACAGCCATGACGGAACCTTTACTTCCAAATCCATAGTTCGGTAAATTCGTTCATCCCGCAACACGGCGTTCATGTGCCGCACAACTTCGTGATACAGTTCAATGGATTGCCGTTCCTTGCGGAGCATGTTGTTAATCACAGCACGTTCAGAATCGACCGCTACGATGTTACAGTTGACCTTACGGGCCTGACCGAATCGCCAGCATCTCCGAATGGCTTGATAATACTGTTCGTGGCTGTGGCTAGGGAAATACTCCACGTCTGAACAGTGCTGCCAGTTCAACCCGAATCCGGCGATCTTGGGCTTGCTGATGAGTACCCGAATCGAACCATCCGAAAATCCCATCAACCGCTTTTCTTTGACTTCCACCTTGTCACTGCCACGAACTTCAACCGCATCGGGGATCAACTTCGCCAGCAAGGATGATTCCGAATTGTAATGACACCAAATAATCGCAGGTCGGTCTTTGGGGATAATCTCAGCAACACGACGACAACGCTGTTTCAGCGTTCGCATACGCTCTTCACGCTGTTCGTCCAACGTTCGGGCAACGTAAGGGGTCAGTCCGTAGCTCTTCCCAGAAGGAATCAGTTCATAGTGAATGCTGAGTTCCGGAAGATCGTACCCCGCATCGTCGTAACCAAGATCACGGGGATGGGCAACCGCCCTGGCCCACGTCGCCATCCATTGCCAGAACCGGGTTCTTGCGTGTCCCTTCAACACCCACTGCTGCGTATCGTCCCCTTGATTGGTAAAGAACTGTGCCAGTACGTTGCGATACGGCATCACCCCAAGCACTTCTGAGGAATTGCCAAGTTCCATGTGATCGTTCGGAGCAGGCGTTGCTGAACCGATCAGGCGGTAAGGAACCGCCGACATGAAATCCGCTACCCGCCTCTTGGTCTTTCCATCAGCGTTCTTTACACAACCGATTTCATCCCCTACTACGCAACTGATGTCTTCCGGGTTGAAGTTCTCCAGCCGCTCATAATTGGTAACGTTGATTCCCTTGCGGATAGTCCCATCTTGCGTTTGTCGGCATTTGATTCCAAACTTCTCGCCTTCCTTCACAAACTGCCGGGATACTGCCAATGGTGCCAGAATCAACGCGGGGCGGTTGGTATGTCGTACAAAATTCTCTGCCACCACCAGCGATACAAGAGATTTCCCCAGCCCACAATCAGCGAATACCGCAGAACGTCCCAGGCGAATCGACCATTCGCAAAGGTAGCGTTGAAACCCCTTCAGAACGTCGGGCAAGAACGTCGGTTCAATACCGCTTGCAGTTCGCTCACGCCGCTTACGGTTCAGAAATTCCTTGTAGTCATCCATCACTTCTTCTTCGGCCCCCATGTACCTGAGTAGCATTCCCACTGTGACTTGCTGTGCCAGGAACCATCAACCGGGGTAACGTCAGATTCCGTTTCCATCGGAACGCAGATCCAGTCCCACGCAGCGGGAAGGGCCACCGTCATGATTCGTTTCGCGTTATGCAAAACGTCCTGCACTTCATTATCGGGGGCGTCAATCAGAATCGAATCGTGAATCTGCCCAACCACCTTGGCATTCAGCTTACGCTTGCGAATCCATTTCACAATCTGAGTCAATGACCAGAGCAGGCAATGAAACGCAGCCCCCTGGATCGGATAGTTGGTAACGTCGTTCTTCTTCAGGATTCCTTCGCCCTTGTTACCTACCGCCCCAATCCAGAATCCGGTAGGTGTATGAAAGCCACCGTTCTTCTGAAACGCCCTGTAGAAGTCACGTTTCCATTGATCGTACACCGTAAAGCGTTCTTTCCAGAAGCTGTCCTCAACTTCCATACAGCGACGTTCAAACGTTCCCAGACGGGGCTTCCCCCTGGCGTTGCATTCTCCAAGTTCAGTAATGCCCTGATTCGCCAGATGTTCCAGTACCGTAATTCCCAACCCAGGAATTGGAACTGTGTTCGTCGTAACCGCTTCCCAGATGCTCGGGGCGCATTGAAAGTAGACGCTGCCGTAGAACTGCGGGAAAACGAACCTGTTCTTGCTCCAATCGCGGGTAGTCCGCTTGTCCACCTGTTCCGGCGTCAGCTTGAACAACTGACATGCGGTATCCCGGTGCATATCGGTTGTGGGGTCTTTGATGTACTTGATCAGCACGGGATCCCGGTGTACGCAGGCACTCACGCGAACTTCAATCCCAGAAAAGTCAATCTCCAGCAGCCGGTGGCCTTTACGAGCAACGAACGCTTGCCGTACCATTGCCCCACGGGCAGGATCCCGAATGGGTAGGTTCTGAAAGTTCAAATCCCTACCACCCCGCGTAGTATCTTCCCGGTCACTGCCGCTGCTGCTGCGGAACGTGCTGGCAACGTGCAGATTGAAAGTAGGGTGAAAGTAGCCGTCTACTACTTCCCGCCGAATCCCTTCAAGGTAGGTGCTGCGGTCCTTCTGCATGTCCAAAAGTCGCCGGTAATCCATGACGAACGGATGATCAACCTTCGCCAGCACTTCATCATCAGTCCTATACTTCCCTGTCGCGGTTCTGTCTTCCACCGGGTACGGCAGTTCAAGGGCGTCGAACAGAACCGATGCCAGTTGTTCACGGCTGCCCAGCGTCGTCTTGTCGCCGTGAAGTTTCTTCCAGCGTTTGAATACCTTGGTAGATTGCAACTTAGCGGACAGTTCAGCAATCGCTTCATCTGTCTGCTTTATCGTCCGCTCAAGGTATTCAGTATCAACGCGGATGCCGTTAGATTCAACAATTGCAAGAGCCTTGGCCCCTTCATGAAGCAGTTCCAACGCCCTGTAGTCTGCAATCCGTCGAACCATTACAGCACCTTGGCCAGAGTGACGCCTGATTGGTCTTGATATTTTCCTGCGGCACCGTTGCACTTATCGGCGTAGGTCTTTTCTGGCCGTGCTGTCAGTAGTTCAAACTGAATCTGAGCGATGCCTTCCCCAGCGAACACCACCACAGGAGCCGGTCCGGCGTTGCCGATTTCGATGGTCAACTGTCCACGCCAGCCCGGTTCCAAAGGAGTTACGTTAATGTGGACAGCGCAACGGGCAAGAGTTGACTTGCCAACACACCTTCCCGCAATGTGATTCGGGATGTTGAACCGTTCCTTGCTGACCCCCAGAACGTAGCCGTTGGCAGGAACGATCACGGCTTCACCATCAAGGAATGTCCGCTTGTCCATTACCTTGTCCAGGTAGACAGGGTCTTTCATCTTCTTGGGATTGATGGCTTCCCCGGTGGACTTGAGATACCAGACTTCATTACCCAGTCGAATGTCATAGCCGCAGGAACTCAATCCATAGCCGATCACGCCGCCACCACTAACGGCTTCGCTGAACGGATCAACCATTGGACCATTCGGCATGTATGATTCTGACGACTTAATGCAAAGTCGTCGAATATCAGAATCGGTAAGTAGCATCGTTCACACCTTTCCTAAGTAGTCTTCCACAGCCTCGATCAGTTCAAACGCTGTTAGTTCTTCGCGGGCAGGGTTATCGGAAGCCCAAGCAGCGGACAACGCATAGAACGCTTCCCGTATCCTCTGCCTTGCAGCAGTTGTTTCGGAATCAAATTTCGCATCATTAGCCATTTCTTCCTTGTAGCGTTGATGCGTAGCACGAAGATGACAAAGGTGACACAACCCCGAACACTTCCGAATCGGTCTATTCCCCCCGCATGAAGGGCACCCCTGTTCGCCCATCACTTACCCCCAGCAAACAGTTATTTCCAATCCCCACCAAGAACCCAATCTGCACTCACACGATAGAGCCGACACAGCCGAATCAAGTTATACGCACAAACTTGCAGCCTGCCAGCTTCCACGTCATACAGGTAGGTATGATTGATAATCAATGCCCCGCATACATCCTTCACCGGAAAGCCAGAACTCAGCCGCGCAGTCCTGAGCCTTTGCCCAACTTCTTTTTTGAATTTTGGCGGTGTTTTGGACATCCAAAACTCCATCATACAGACTGATTTTCTATCGGTTCCATGTAGGTGATCTGCTTGCCGTTAGCAGTGGCATACTCAATTTCACTACGAGTGCTGCTGCCGATGTATGACCCACATGAAACACTTGACGAGCAGCATGATGAGTACCTTCCCCAATTGGAACCAAATTCACAGGGCTTCTTACAGACGTAGCACACCCACACACGAGGATTGATGACGTGAATCCGATCACTCAAGTCGATCTTGCGTTTGTGCAGTTCGTTCAGCATGACCTTGGTTTCACTGGCCATGTCCAGACCTTCCTGATGCCCGAACATACCCACGCTGATAACGATTTTCCCTTCCAGCGTCAGCCGCCGCATTTCCTTCGTGTACGCATCCATGAACCTTGTACTGCCGCACAGAGTCACGATCTCCGGGAATTCTGGCGGTAGATTATTACGGATGACGTTGTTCAGGTTCATCGCAGATGTCCATTGCTTGTTGATTTCTTCCATACGGTCTTTCATTTCGGCTCTCCTGTACATGCCTATCCTCACACTAGAAATTGAGGAATCGCCTTGATTCCCCATTTGCGACTAGCTTCCTTCATTGCCGCCCTGGCATTCTTGCCCCTGATGATTCGCGTGTAACCATCCACCAGAAACCTGTACGGTCGGGTATGCGTAGTTGGCTTCTCTTGTTCTTTCACAGTTCAACCCCCAATGCACTTGCCTGTAGTTTTGCCAAACGAACAGTTAGCAACGTATCCATCGCGTTGTAGATCAAAACGTCCTTCAGCGGTGCTTCTGCGATTCTGTTCGGTTCGTTGGAACCGCTGCTCTTCAAGTAGGGCTTGATTGCGTCGTCATAGCTTTCTTCGCCCAGCATCACGAAGGACTGAAACTTCAGGCTCTTGGTTCCCTGCCGGTTATCCAGAACGTGCGTGGCCAGCATGGTATCCCAAACAAGGTTCTTCACCCATACCCCAAGATGGTGTTTCAACCAACGTGCGTCGAACTTGCCGTTGTGAGCAGTTTTGGGCGAACTGCTGCGAAGGTATTCTCTAGTTGCGTCAATCGCTTTCCCGTGCCAGGGGTACGCAATCGCCGTTTCCCCGTCGCTAATCGCACAGGAATGAATCTTCATCTGCGGAGATTCCGGCTTGATGCCGTTCGTTTCAAGGTCAAAAGCCAACAACTTTCCGCTTTCTGTGTATTCCTTCACCCTGCGAACCGCTTCGTCAGGATCGTAAACCGGCGTTGCCAGCGTGTTCGTGTCGGGTTCCTGTCCCGTCCAAGGTCGGGAATCGTTGCGGATCGCCAGTTTCAATTGACGCTTCCATACAAGCAGACTCAACCCACTATCGGAAGGCTTCCCCTTCTCCCCGGATTGCCGCAGCACAAAACTCGGATGCCATGCAGGGCAGATCCAGGCGTTGAGCTTGCGGTTCGGAATACAATAGTTGACCCAACGGCTAATTCCACCCGGGTCCTCCTTCCACAGCCAGCCAATCAGGGACTTAATCGGAACAGAACCCAGCAGCAGAATCACCGAAGGCTTCAGTTCCCGCACGGCGTCAATCAGGTAGGGGCGGCACCAGTCAATTTGCTTATCAGTCGGCGTAGCGTTGCGTGGCGGGCGGCAGCGTAGCGTGTTCGTCGTCCAGCAATCCCGGTACAGGTCCACCCCCATATCGCCAAGGGTTTCCCGCAGCAGCGTTCCTGACTTCCCCACGAAGGGACGGTTGCGGTCGTCCTCTTCCTTTCCAGGGGCTTCTCCCACTACCAAGATTCCGCGATTGCCCACGCCGTACACGGGCATCTTGGGGCTTTTGCACGTCCTGTACAGTCCGCAGGTGGAACATCGCGGAACTGCTTCTGTTTTTGGGCCAGTTTTGAGTTCTGCGGCGGTGAAGAACCCTGTCATCTAACCCCCAATACTGTCCAGGTAGAATTCCCGGTCGATCCAGTCGTAATCGTAAGCGGTTAGCCGCAACCATTCGTCCAGGCAATGTCCGCTTGCGATTTCTTCGTCTGGTCTTCCGCCATCCACCACCGCCATAATTAGCACGCCCCAGCGTGCCCATTGGTCAGGTCTCATCTTCCGTATCCTTGCTTCGCTTCGTTCGCTTCGTTCGCTTCTGTTCCGGTTCTTCCTCTTCCCCATTGCTTTCCTGCGGCGGGGCTTTGTCCGGCACAAGCAAATGCAGAACGTAGCGGTACGTTCCGGCGTCTACCATCAGTTTTCCGGGGGCGATGCTGGCTTCCGTATGACGTTTCACCAAATCAGCCAGCACCTTCGGAGCCGCGTAGAACGCCAGCGCTGGTCCGGTGTACTCGATCTTCCGCGTCTCCCCATACCAACCGCTCACGCCTTCCCCGCGAATCGTCAGCTTGCCGGGGGACAGACTGACCATCACATTGTTTTCGTCAGAGGTTTCGCTACTGAACACTGCTGCCTTGTCGCAGGCTTCCGCCAGCCCCTTCGGCAGTTTGATCGGCTTACCTTCCCCGGCGAACGCCGCCGTAAGGTCGTGATATTCTTCAAGGTAGCGGCGGCAGGACATGACAAGGCCAGTGTTGGAGCGGAAATGAAGCCATCCCTTCGTTTCCGCCCATTCCTCAGCCCCCATTCGGGCAACGTGCTGAATGCTGGCACGCCGCACCAGCACCGCTTGCTTCAAGCCGGTTTTCATCGGCCAACGGGCAGCCTGAAAGTTATCGCAGGCTTCAACCCATTTCGGATGAATATGCACGCAGACAAGGCAGAAATTCGTTTCGTCGTTGCTGGCACATTGCTGCACCACGGAAACCGCCTCGCTGAACCCTTCCGGTAGTTTCTTCCATTCTTCGGGTAGTTCCACCTGATCCAACGGTAGTGCGATAGTGGGTTCCAGGCGAAACCCGGCTTCACGTTTCTTGATGGAGAACACCAGTGCCTTGTCAGTGGCCTTGACGTTCAGTTCGTCGTCCAGCCATTTGCCAAGCTGTTCCAGCACCTTGGCAGCAGGCACAGCCCCCGTCAAATCCGGGGGAAGTTCCACGGGCCGCTTGCAGGCGATTTCGTCGTTGAAGGTATGGACGTGACCATCCTTGAACACGAACGATGTGGATTGTTCGATCTGTTCCTTGCTGGCCAGTCCAGGAGAAACAGATTCCAGAACCGACACAAGATTCTCACGGTTGACTTTCACTTTTCGCCCCCAAGGTTTCTGATAGAACTATCGGAAATTACAAAATATCCCGGCGACGGCTGAGTTCAACCTTTGGATCAGGAAACTCAGTGAACCTTTTCCTCGATAGATAGAACCTAACCAGCATCAATTTGTTTTCCGGCGTGGGGGCAGTAGTTCTGAGTGCCCCCACGCCGAAATTTCGTGTGGTATCGAATATCTCAGAATACCATTGTTCGATGTCGTCGATGTCGCGGGAAAGAATTCTGGAAATATATCCAACATCCGCAGCCCCGTGCTTAACCCCGGTGTCGCTCAACGCATACTTAATCAAATGTAGCTCCCTAGGGTTGTTCCACGCCCTACCAGTCCTATCGGTTCGATTTCTGGGAATGTAACTTGATCTTGGCGGATACGCTACCCCTGATTTCCAGTAGTTGGTGATCACAGATCTCTCAGACTTCCCCAATTCGACGTGAAATGAGGGCTTTCCAGTAGAAAAAATCACCAAACCATCCACCAAAACCGCCTCCAAGAAATCATCTTGCAGCTTGTCAGAATACTCCTCCCCTTCACGATCAAGCTCAGCCCCAGTAGCATCGGTTCTTTTCTTCTTGTTTCTCCCCACTTCCCTATTTTCGTCGTACCTTGGACGACGAGCCGGAACGTCGCCCAGTAGTCCACGCTTATTCTTCATACTCCACTCCTGTAACTGCCTGAGAAGCCTTGCGGAAATCACCTTTTACAAACACCAGAACAGACTGGTGTGTACGTCCAAATTTCCTTGTGGAATCAAATTGACGCCGAACCCGTAGCGGCAGGCTGCCAATAGCAGTAACAAGCACCGCCTCATTGTACAAACGTGCCCCGCAATCCTCAAAAGCCTGAACCGTATGAAACGGAAGATGGGTATAGTAATGGTCGTCCCCCCTACTGTTACCCACCACGAAACAAGCAAAGCGATCCTCTTTCAACAGGGAAAGACTGCGTCGGATGATCTTTCGATAGGAGTGCAAGAAATCATCTACTGACATAGTAGAAAGGTCGGAAGGGTTGTCGCTGTAGACCTCAAGATCAAAGTAGGGGGGGCAGGAAAAAAGAAGATCATACTGACCTGGGGCAAGCAACTTAACCTTGCTACTATCACCAACAACCCACTTCGGAATGTTGTCAGGAACAATTTCCCTTGCCTGTTGGTAGTTAGATTCAATTTGCCTGCTACTAAGATCCACGCCAGAGTAAGAGTATCCAAGAATACTAGCAGTGATTCCCCGAACACTGCCCCCAGCGAAAGGATCCAGTACAGCCCCGCCTACGGGGCAAAACCACCTGTAAATCAACTCGCACAGTACCGGATCAAAAATACTTGTACCGGACCCCTGTTGCTGAGCGGCTTCCCCGGATTCATACCCCTCATCTGTCCTGAATAGGTACTTTGAATTCTTACCAGTTTCGCCGCCAGGAATGGCACGTCGTAGCTTCATCCCCCTCGCAAGATCCCCAGGGCTGCCGCTACCGTAAGTTTCGCCCAACGGCTTTCCAGAACCATCTCCACGCATAGTCTTACCGAACCCGCCGGATTTCATTGCTGGCCTAGCATTTCCCCCAGGCGAGATTTTTCTCTGTTCACGTTTTGAAAGATTCTCGTCCCCTACATCACTTGTCAGATTTGCCCCACGACCAAGCTCGGACTTGATTCCCAACCTCAGCCATTTACGCTTGCGGGACTGCCATTCCCCGGACTTGGCATCCAATACGCTAAAAGGGGGAACAACATAACGAAGTGCTAAAGACGCCTGGGACAACTGCTTAATCAGCCCATCCCTCCTCTTCGCGTCGTTTAGTAATTCCGCCGCTGGAATCAACCCGGAATTATCCATACCGCCCCCTAAAATGAATCCGCCTACAGTAATATCGGAACAAGCTAGGGTTGAGGGAATTTACTCCCCCACTCCCTAGCTTGTTCCATGCGATACGGATTCTGAAGTTACTTCTTTGGGGCAATGCGGTAGCCATCGTCGCTGCGTACAACCAGCCCCTTTTCACACAGTTTATTGAGGTGATTGTAGAAAGTGTCTTCTACCCCCGCCTCCGTCTGAATGTCTTTCATCTTCTTCGGCTTGTTGGTCAAGACTGCGTTGACCAACGCAGCCTTGCTTCCCAAACGACTACCGAAACGGTCAGTTCCCACTGATTCCTTCTTGACCGGTCCCTTCTTTTCGGCCCCCTTCGCTGACTTCTTCTCAGGCTTCTTGTCGGAGTTCTTCCCGCCCTTCTTGGCAGGAGCTTCAGACGCTTCGCCGTTGGACTCCTCGTCCCCAGCGATAGCGATCTTGGCGCCGTCTTCCAGTGCCCTATGCACCTTGTCCAGCGTTCGGCGTTCCGGAGTGCCCTCATCAGGAACGTCGCCGGTGCTGGTGTAGGTGTCGATCTTGACAAGCTTCTGAATCAGCTTCTTCGGCCCCATCCCTTCGGTATCGACACCCAGGGATTTGAACATCTTCCGGACCGCACCTTCCTTCAGGGTAACGGTCTCTACCGCCGTTGCAGCAGGCATCGTTGTTGAAACCTCTTCTTCGGTGTTGGTCTTGGGAACGGTTTCCTCTCCGTCCCCTTCCACTGCCATTATAGCAGCATTTTCATCGCTTGGCGTAGCAGAGTGATTTTTTTCTGCTTCAACAAGCTGCTCTGAGTTGTCGCGGAACTTCGCCATATCGACCCCATAGTTTTTGACATGATACCGTACCACAGCCACGAGGGCTTCTCGCAGGCTATCGTAATATCGGGCGTAGCTACCACCCAATTTGGGGTCGGTCTCAATTGACCGCCGCGAACCCGGCTTGCCGTTTTCAGCAGCGTACTGGTGTGACTTATCACGGTCGAACCGTACCACACTGTACCGACCACAGGAACTGTTCCACCGGGACACGGTTCCTGTAGACCACTTTTCGGGGATGGGTGTCAAGTCCCAGATCAGTTTCAGGCCGTCCGCTTCGGACTTGAGGCGTTTGTTGAACGCTTCTTCCGCCCGATCCCACATCAGGTCGGTCACGGTAGCCGGGTCGATTCCCACCTCCCGCAAAGCGTCAATCCTGGGCTGATCCTGATTTCGCAGGTTCAGTCCGTGCTTGTACACAAGTTCATTGAGTACATGCTGTGGATTCTTGGGGGGCTGAACTTCCGGAATCGGGGGTTTCTTCTTTGGCATGGAATCTTCTCCTTTTTGAATGAAAAACTAACCATTACCGTAGCCGTCGCCGTAGCCGTTGCCGTCGCCGTAGCCGTCGCCGTAGCCGTCGCCGTCGCCGCTGCCGTAGCCGTCGCCGTAGCCGTCGCCGTAGCCGTAGCCGTTGCCGCTGCCGTTGCCGTCGCCGTAGCCGTTGCCGTAGCCGTTGCCGTCGCCGTCGCCGCTGCCGTCGCCGCTGCCGTAGCCGTCGCCGTAGCCGCTGCTGTTATTCACAAGCAACGGAGTCCAGATACCTTTTCGCAGAGCAGCGGCTTTCACCGCGCATCCGTTGTTTTCCTCCAGCCAGTCAGCGGCTATCCCGGCTATGTCAGGACGGCAGGGAAGTAGGTCAAATAGTTCGAGATTGGGGGCCATCTAATCATACCCCCCAACGTGAACGCATCAGGTTTTCTTTCGCCTTTTCAGAACAGGGAATCACTTCAATCCCCTGCGTCAGTAGCATCGACGGAACAGGTTCAGAGATTCTACTGTACCCTTCGTCAACCCCGTTCTGCGAAACCTCATTCAAGGAGTTCGCACCAGACCACCTCCAGATACGTCGGGCATCTTCCAGCAGTACGCAAGTCCCTGAAACTTCTTTCAGAAAGCCACAATGGACACCTGCACTGTACGTCCGAACAAGTACAAACTTACCGATCATGGAATCTTTTCCTATGGGTATGAACAAACGTTTACCGCGAATTCTTTGCCAGAACGTTATTAGCCGCGTTCTAGCAGTTCAAGTAGGGCTACCCCCATTTGCGGCAGGGATAGCCCCGTAGAAAACGGCGTAGGGGGTTTTAGCGGGGTCCCCTGGTTTCCCGAGCGGACACGCTCACGCTACGGGGTTGAACGATGTATACATCACCGTTATCGAGTTCTATCTCAACCGTAGCTGAGTCAACGCCCGTAACAGTTCCCTCCAACCAACGACCAGAGCCCTCGGGACCAGAATCACGCCACGAAACAAGGTCACCTAGGCGGATATCGTACCCGTTACTTGACATTGCCTTGCTGTACTTCTGCCGCAAAGACTTTACCCGACCAGCGGCGGACGCCAAATCGGTATCTCGAACGTAGACAACGCCCCCGGAATCCAGGGACACAACGTACAACGTCCCATGCCGGTCTACTGTGCGATTGTCTACCATGCCAGAACGCCACCCGGCGTCCGTATTGACCTGAACCCGCTCGCCAATTTTGAAATTGCTCATCACTTGTTCCCCTTCGGTCGCGGGCCACCGCCGTACTTGCCCGCCCACAATCGATCTTCAACAGGACGTGCCGTACATCGGCGGATGCTCAGGATGTCCCACAAACCATCTACCACCGCCATCCCGGCTTCCGTTGCCAAGATAACCTTATCGCCAACGTACTCCACGAACCGCATTTCCGTCTGGTGCGAATCACTCCACACCAGTTCAAACTTGCGGTAAGGGCAGTACCGCAAGCTAGGGTCGTTCGCCAGTTCCGCAGCAGAATGAACCCGCTTGCGGGGTTTGATAGTCTTCAGCTTCTTGGGCATCTTGCGTTTTGCCATTTGCTGCCTCACATAGCAATCACTTCATCATCTCGTTACTTTCGCAATAGTTGAAAACTTCCCGGTCGCGAACATTCGGATGCAGTGTATGTACAACGATGACACCATCCTGACCACGTTCAAGAATAGCCATCACATAATCACCGTTAGACAAGTCACGAGTACGCTCCCCCGTAATGTCACCGAAATCAACAGCGTTCAAATGCATCTGAGTTCGATACGTTCCGATGATCTGGCACGCTGACGGTTCCGAATCTAGAACACCATCCAAAGCCAGTCCACGTTCGTTCAACCAACGATACAGACCATTACGAGTACGGAAAGCCGTGTGATTGGAACCCCCACTATAAACCAAATACCAGTAACCACAAGTTCGCAAATGCGATTCACGGTCGAGTCGGCATACACGCAGCCTGCTATGCGTATGAATCATCGAATCACCCCCCGTCAAAATTAACGCACAACACCATGTTGTACACAATACAACATACCCCATGATACGGAGGGATGCAAGTCGTTTTTGGTCATTCGGTCGGTTTTTTCTTCCCGCCCCATCTCGGGTAGACGCTAACCATGAACGGGGACGACAGGGCCAAACAGCCAGCAACGTGGACGCATCGGTTGATATTGTTGTGTCCCTCACGCCTAGCGATGCAGTTCAACCGCATGATTTGGCTCTCCTTCTCATCTGCGGTCATGTTGATCGCAAACATAGCCGTCACTTCGGCGTACTTGAGGTGATTCCCGCTGAAGTTGGAACGGTCCAGCGTCTTCTTGCCATAAGCCGCCGCGTTGACCTGTGTAGCCGTCACCACCAGGCAGTGGTACACCTGACTGAGTTTACGCAGTTCCTCCCACGTCTTTTTAATCTGGTGCAGCGGTTCTGACCTGTGGTTGATAGGGGACAGGATGTCAGCGTAGTCGATGCAAATAACATCCGGCACGTAGCCAGATAGCACGTTAGCCTCGACTACCGACTTGATACCCAGCACGCTGATTGAATTGGTGGGGTAGCAGAACAGTCTCAAATACGCCCGCTTGGACTTCAACTTGCCCCGAATGTAGTCGCACAGTTCTTTACCGTATCCAGGCTTGGACTGATACGGTGCATCAAACCGCTTGGTTGAGAACTTTACATTCGCGTGATCATCCCCCGGCCCCGGAGCTTCGATTTCTGTTGGTATGCGAACGCTGCATGGCCATGAAACGCCGTCCTCGGAAGTAGACATCGTAGGATGACGTGCGGCACGCACGATAAACCGTTCTTTGATCTGCCGCTCAGACAAGTCGCCTACCTGAAAGTAAAGAACCCGGCGACGATCCAGCATTGCCGTGTAAGCAATGTCCAACAAGATCCAGCTCTTACCGCTCTTTTCGCTCCCCATGAACGCCACAAACTGATCCCTACCCAGCAAATGGCCGAAAAACTCCCCCAGCCCATCCGGGTAGCGGATCAAGGGATCCCGAGACTCATACGCGAAGGTTGACTCGACGGTTTCTGGTAGGATGTAAGGCTCAACCCCAACCGATGCTGCCAAGTTGACTGTGGAATACTTGGCAACGCACGCCTCAGCATCATCCAACTTCTTAGCTTCCAGATGCTCAGTAACTTCCTGAGTCAACCGGGCTAGCTTGACAGCCCTGAAAGTACGGGTTGCTAAGTCAGTGATATAGTCAGGGTTGATTTCCCGCTTCAGACGCTTGTACTGGTCAGACAAACTATCCAGCAACGCCCCGATTTTGACTGTTTCTGGATGATCGTCTCGACCGTCTGCCCATTCCCGAAAATGCGACTGTACGCCTTTGTTGATAGCTACCCCGTAGCTATTGTGATGATCGACACACCACTTGCCCACCAAGTTCCAGGATGGGCAGGAAAAGGGGCCGGGGCCATCCCCCCAGATTGCAGCAACACGTCCAGCCACCGTGTCATTGACGATCATGCCGATGATGACTTCGCGTTCGGCATCGCCAGGGTGTTCGATAATCTTCACCAGTAATACTCCTCACTGGACTCGAATTCATCACCGACTCCATACATATCTTCAATTCGGTTGCAACCCTTACGCTCCAGTTTCTTGGACTTCTTGTTCATGCAATCGCGTATCCACTCGAACCTCTTCTGAAACTGTCGGCCATTGGTAATCGTCGGCAACTTCAACTTTTGCCGATCCTCCACAGAACAGTGTTCGCAGAACCAATCCAGAACTGCTAGATAGTCAATTTCGGCCTTGGTCAGTTGCCTGAACGGGATTGACCATACATCATCGTTTTCACCGTCTACGGCAACGCCATTGTCTCGCAACGCTTTGTGGAGCTTCCTGGCAGCGGCATGATGTGGCTTGTCGCCAGTACGCCATTCATTCTTCTTTTTCGGAACCGGGGGGTTTACTAGGCGGGAAGTATGACTTGATTTACCATTTACCTCTACCGGAACCGGCTGCGGTTGGTGATTAGGCGGCAAGTACCCATTCCTACCTGATTCATGTTTGCCGGTAGAGGTATGAGGTTTTCGGGGGGTGGCGGGACGGGGCGTAGCCCCGGTTCCGCCTTCCCCTCCTTCTTTATACTTCTCTGTAAGAGAAGTACTCTGGGTATTGCCGGCAATACCCCATGACGTATTGCCGGCAATACCTGTAGGTTTGTCCAGTTCTGGAGTAGTTCTGACCCTTGACCATGCTGTTTCCAGCATCCTGAACGATTTTCCGTTGATGTTCTTCCAGCCGATTTGCTTCAGGAGCCCTTCTCTTTTCAGCCTACCAATCATGGACTTGACGTATGGGATGCTCTTGTGAATTCGTTCAGACAGGTAAGCGTTACTGGCCCAGCAACCATCCCCGTCAGGGTCTACTAAACTGTCTATGATGGTCAGCAGGACCATTTCTACAGGGGAGATTTCTCCCCTGTATAAGAGCTTGTGAATGTCCGCTGGAGTGAATGTGCCGCGAAACTTAGGTTCGTGCTTCTCTTTCACGAATGAACCCTCTGCATCGAAGGTTTTCCGCACGCCATTTGCCAACGCGAACTTTGCGTTGTAGAATGCAAATGGCGTGCTCGTTCGTTAACCTAACCGCCGCAGTCACCTGCAAAATGACTGATTTGGCGTGGTTAGCGGGGGTTCCGCGAATTGTTATTCATCACCCCTGACGGCTACCTGCACAAACCGCCTAACAGGGGGCACAAAAACAGTAGGGCGTACCGCTGAGAACGGTACGCCCTACGTCATTTCTGCTTGTTCTTGGGTTTGGGGCCTTTCTTCACGCCACGGGGCTTCATTCCTAGCCTTCTGCGAATCACGTCATTGATTGGCTCGGGGAATTGTCTGTCCGCTTTGAGCATCGCGTACAGTTCTGAATCAAGCATTACAGGGCGGCAAACCTTCAACATAGCATCCCTCCTTTTGTTGGGTTAGTTATAACCCATTTAAAGGTTTGCCGCAACCCGTAGTTTTGTATACTACCCCCCCGCAGCAGTAGGTTCTCCAGGGTTCTCATCCCGCCAGAGCTTCCCCAACTTGATGAGCAGCGTATGAATGCTGCCCCTGGTCATGGGTCCGTAGGTCTTGCTGGAACCATCCGGCAGCGGAACTACCAGTGATGCAGTCCACTGAAGCTTTTCGCCGTCAAACGGCTGAATGTCGAATACCGAACCGTGCGGAAGCCGGTACAGTTTCTTGTCCGTTTTCGGCTTGGCCCCCTTCCTGCACAGTTCTTCATGGGCTGCCTGACGGCAAGGCGGGCATGCCCTATCGGTGATCTTCTTCCTGCGATCTTCCCGGAACCGATCCTGCTTGTCCGGGAAGATCTGGAAATCGACTTCATGGCCGCATTTGCATTTGACCTTTTCCACCCTGACCGCCTTGCCGAAGTTCTTCCCCGGTCGCGGCTTCTGGGCAGGCTGTGCAGCCGTTTGCGGTTGAACCGGTTGCGGTGCGGGTTGCGGTTGAGCCGGTTTGGGTGGGCGGTTCTTGAATCGGTCGCGTCCAATCATGACTTCTCCTTGTTGGCGATTCGGTTGTAGGTTTCGCGTGCAAGTTCTTTTACTTCTCTCAACTGGTCAGCAGGAATGGTGCGTTCCAGTTGCATGATCTCTGCGATGCGATCAACAGCGTTTCCACAGCGTTCGCAGGACGTTGCATGTACAGCCAATCGATCTTGTTCGGCTTCTGTCAGGTCTGCTACGTTCACATTGGAAAGGGCCATGCCCGCGAACCACAAGCATTCGTCATTTGGGTGCCCTTCCTCAGCCTCGGTGTCTTCCACCATTTCAGTAAGCGATTCAACGATGGAATCGGCAATTGCTGAAGCTTCCGCCCCGATGATGTCAATTTCCGCCATTCGCTGAATACACTGGTCATGTATACGTCTCATCGACACTTCCCCTTCCAAGCCGATAGCGAAGACAGAACTTCCTGGGTGGTCGTCTTTTGCCTTCTTCACCGCCCCTAGTTCAGATTCATGGCCCCCAGCAAAGGTCCAACTTTTCTCCTGGGTGTTCACGGCCACCCCGACCCAGAACTTGTCACTCACAGGTAATCCTCCCGGTAAAGTTTCGCGAGCCGCGTACATTCGCGGTCGCAGGCTACGTTGAACATCGACACAGGGAACCCGTTGCGTTTGGCGTACCCCAACCGTAGTTCTTCCTCAGTTGGGTGCCCCGCCACCAGTTTAATTTGCAGTTTTCGCTGCTGTAACGATTTGATTCTGCCTTGCAGGTACGAAGGCAGTTTGTCGATCAGCTTCGGATTGACTAGCCTCTGCATGGCGACTTTGCTGTCAGTCCAAAGTATCCCGTTCCAGTCAAACGGAACACTTTCCAACGCACGGATGACAGCTAGACATTCGGAGTCATTGTTCGATACCCGAACAACGCCCAAATCAGCCGGTTCAATAACCCCGCTGCGTTGATGTGTGATGCGATTGTTGCTAACCTGCACGAAACACCAGGACAGCCCGTAGGGGCTGGGGTTGGGACCAATCACGCCCCCATCGGTATAGATCAATTCAGGAAGCGTCATGTTCCAGTTCCTGCAAACGAAGTTCATGCAATCGACGTTTCCGTTCACGCTTCATGCTTCGACTGGTCTTTGCGTTGAACTTCCTAACGTCAATTCCGTTCCTGTCCCCTGGTTTTTCCCTTCCCGTATGGTACTTGCCGCAATGGGAACACAGGTAGCCCTGCTGCTTGAGTCCCCGTTTACGCAAATGAATTACGGCAAGGAATGCTTCCTCTGCCGTTTCGTAGGTGATCTTTTTGCACCGCATAGCTAACCCCGTTGTTTACCAATACACCTTTCCATCAAGTTTGCGAACCTTCCGCTCCCATTGGTCAGTTCCTGCTTTTCCCATTCCCCCAGCGTGGGCGGCTTGTCAGAAAACCGGTTGATGGGGGCAAACCAGATTTCGGTATCCTTGCCGTCGAACAGTTCCAATTGCACCGCTTCCTTGCGGTCGGGGTGATTGCGTACCCCGAGTTCGTTGATAAGTCCTATTTCGATTTCGTGCAGCGGGTTGCTAGCATCAACTGAGGTATGCCATATCGACATGATCATCGCCCCGGCGATGGCCTTGGCCTTACGGGCGAGCATTGTCAACATCGCAGGTACAGCGTCCTTTTCGGACATATCGATTCCGGCGATGGTCGCTTCCTTGTCACTGAACAGAAAGCAGACCGCAGACCAGTCATCATCTGGCTTGGTGAAGGATCTGCCAACGGCCTCTACCTGCTCACGAATTTTTCGCAGGTCTTCCATGCTAGGGGGAAATTTCATTGCGTCAGGCTCCTTGGGTTAGGGTAAAAATTCGCCAGGATTGCATTAGACAGCCGATCTAGGGGTTAGCCGACTTCCCCTACGGAAACAGGCTTCAACGCGGCATACGCCGTTGTAGGCGGTTTTTACAGCAGCATCCGTTTCAGGTTCCGTAGTTCCCGGTTGCTGCATTCGCCGGGATCCTTTCCGCTTTCTAGCACCACCTGCCGCGTAACCCCCGGAAACGCGGACAGTTCGCGGCACAGTTTGGCTGATTGCTTCTGGGCGTCCGGTTCCATGTCAAAGCAGATGAGCCGCAAGGGGTATCGGGAAATCCGCAGCAGTTGATGCTGGCTGTAACTCACGCCCATCGTGGCCACAGCCCCCGGACCAATCCGTACCGCCGACAACGGCCCTTCCACCACCAGTACGGCGTGATGAACATGATCCTCTCCGAATAGAAGTTCCCCCTTGGGAATAGCTTCCTGATTTTCCTTGGCCCCGATGTACCGCAAGGGGTGATCGCCTGTAGCTCGGGTAGTCCAACTGACTACCTTGCCCCGCAGTGTTACCGGGATGAAGATTCGCCACGCGAGGGACTGGTGCATGGCGATTCCCTGAAAGCCCCATACCTGTTCCATTTCATCCGGGTCCAGTCCCCGGTCTTGCAGATACTTGCGGTGCAAGGGAAGCATGGGCACTAATCCCTTTGGTAGTTCCAGCTTTCCGCGATGCTTGATCTTGGGGGGCTTCCAGTCGCCGGAAGACCCCTTTATCAGTTCCAGCGTCCTTGCATACGGAATGCTGCTAGCAAGGTGCAGCATCCAGGCTTGATTCTGCGGTCCACAGGTCCAGCAGTTTGCAGCACGTCCCTTCAACCCCAACTTGAACTTTCCACTGCCAGGGGAACAGAGCGGGCATTCAATTCCTACCCAATCCCCACGAACGTGATGATGTTCACCTGCTGTACGGAAGGGAATGTCCAGTTCGTTGAGGATTTCGGTAAGCGTCATGATTCAGCAGGAACAGGAGAATGAAAAATCATCCCAATCGATGTTGATGCCGAAGAACAGTTCAGCGTTTTCTTTCAGTTCATCAGCGTCTTCTAGGTCATATAGACCATGCAGATCGCTCCCCCGAAAGTACAACTCACCACCCTTCAGTCCCTTCAGAAGTCGGTAGAACCCTGCTTCTGGATCATCGTAGGTGTTCACTCTTTCGGAATACTTACGAAGCCACTTCACCGCGTTGGCTGTTTCATCACTGGCAATCAAACAACATAGCCGACGCACTTCCAGATCGAAATTGTCAGAACCTGCACGATTAGGAAGATTCCGCAACCCTTGTAGAAGTTCAGTATCATCACAGCCGTTGATTTCCAGTTCATCTGACAATAGATGAAGTGGCTCAACCTTGTCCCAGTTGTACTTGAAATTCCCTTCTGTCAGGAGTTTCTTGCAGATAGCGACCACGTTGGGCGTACGCCATTTTGACGCTGGATTCGGCGGGTACTGCGTCGGCGGCAATTGCTGTACCTGATGCGGTCCGGTTGACGTTTCTGAATCAGCATCTGAAAACGCTGGATGTGACCAGTGATGCCGCATTCCGGTGACGGTTCCGGGATACAGATAGAGCCAGAACCGCTGCCCTTCTTTAACCATGACATTTAGGAACGGGTCAACAATGCCTACATAGTCGCTAGAACTGCCTTTATCGTACGCTTTACCATCTTGAATACGGACATGGTAGCCGGGCTGCAACAGTTCTCCTGCTGTCATAGGAACCACCGCAATGTGAATTGCATCACGGGCGGCGTTGGGGTCGGTGATGATCTTTCCAAGGCCAAGTTCATTGCTCATGACAGTTCTCCCATTGTGGTTAAGTGATTACCCATGAAGGACGATTTCTTCGTTCCAGTGTGGCGGCAGACGTTCGCTCAGAATGTTTTGATACATTCGCCAGACGGTTGACTGTGGAACCCCGTGGACGTTTCGCGGATGGGCAACTTCAAAGGGACAGTGAACACGCACGATTTTGACTTCCGCCCCATATGCCAGGGCAAGGGCATAGTACGGAGCAATTTCAACGGCGGTGGTGTTGGTGTTGTCCACAATGACGCCGCGTGGGGCGTCTTTCCGCATTGGGTACAATTCAGCGACGAAATTCCGCAGGCAGGATGCGTGAGCTTCACCGGTTTTCTTGGGATCGTATCGGTAGCAGCTACCCACCATGAAATAGTGATCGGCGGAAACGATCACATAGTCATTTTTAGGCCATTTGCGTTCAGCGATGAGGTTCTTGATCCAGGTGCTTTTCCCGCTGCCCGGAATTCCCCGCATGATGATAACTTCCATTCATTCCTCCCGTAGTGCTTCCAAGAGCATGTCAAACAAATCCAGTTCTTCCCCGTTGCCTTCGCCGTCCAGAACCCTACTCACCAACCGTTGCCGCTTTTGCAGCAGGTCAGCAATTTTCTGTTCGATGGTTCCTGCGGCAGTCAAGAAGAACACCTGCATACCGTGAATGTTGCTAAGTCTGGCGTAACCGCGATCCTCCGCTTGCAACACGTCAGTCGGCTTCCAGGGGTACTCCAGAAAAACCGTGGCGTCCGCTGCTGTGAGGTTTAGCCCTTTTCCAGCGGCGATCATGTTACCTATGAATACCCGAGTGCGGCTGTCTTTTTGAAACTGATCAACTGCTTTCTGCCGTTTCGTTCCTGTGATGGAACCGTCCACCACCACGCAACCGCCGCGATAATGGCTGTGCAGTTCCTTGACAATATCCTTGTGGTGACAGAACAGTAGAATCTTACCGCTGTTGGTAGTCAGCCAGTCATCCACCCACGCCATTGCAGCGGGGAGTTTCAGCCTTGCCGCCAACCGTTTCAAATGCCCTGCTCGGGCCATGCCTGCGGTTCGCGTGGCCCCTGCCAGTCTTCCGGGGTCGGTCTTGCTCAACCATTTCAGGAAGTCCTTGCTGGCCTCCTGATACTGTTCCGGTTCAGTCATTTCCAGCGGAACGACGGTGCGTATCTTCCTGGGTAGGTCTTTGATGATGTCAGCTTTCCGCCGCCGAATCATCACCCCGTTCAGGATTTTGTCCAGTTGATCCAGGTTGCTGGCCCCGTCAAAAGTCCACCCAAAGTAGCTTTTCTTCGGGCCGCAGAACGAATGCCCGAAAGAAAACACGGATGGGAACCGTTCCGGACTCAGTATGTTCAACGTCGTCCACAACTCCATTGGTCGAATTTCAATAGGGGTTGCAGACAACGCGAGAACATGGGGAACCCCCCGGCAGAGTTCTTTTACGGCTTTCGATCTACCGCTCTTGCGATCCTTGATCGCAGCAGATTCGTCGATGATTACGGTTTGGGGTTTGAGTTCCTTCAGCGTATTCAACCAACCGCTGCCGCATCGGCCGGGAGCCAAAATGTCGTAGTTGACAATCAACACCGGAGGCGTACCGGATATTCCAAAGGGGGCAGGAGTAACCCCGTTCAACACTTCTGCCCGCATGCCAAAATGATGAGCGGCTTCCCGCTGCCATTGCAGTTTCAGGGGAGCAGGGCAAACCACGATAGCCGGGAACGCCGTTTCAGGATGCCGATGTAAGAAGAACAGACTCAGGAAAGTCTTGCCGCACCCAGGCTCCCATGAAATCAGTGCCCTGCCCCCCATGCGGTGTAACTTTCGCACGTCCTGCAACTGGAATTTCCAGGGGGTCGTTGTCATACGTCCTTCCCCGGCTTCTTCTGGTAAATGGTCAGGCGGTCGTGAATTCCCCACCATTGCAGGATGGTGATGTTTTCCACTTCTTCCCAGAATTCGTCCAGAAGTTCATGAAAGCGGTCGTCAGCAGTACAACCGCCCGAACCTTCGCCAACATAGGCGACTTTTTGACCCCCTACTGCGGCGTATTCCTGCAACACTTCCGCAGCCCATCCCTCAGAGTAGCTGGGCCATACTGTCATCAGGGCACGATCCTTGCCGTACTTCCTTACAGCCGATTTACCATCCAGTTCCAGCACGTTTCCCCATGTTCCCTGAGGAGCCGTTCTCAGCCCCTTGTAGGGGTGTGGGTCGCTGGCAATGCAGGTTCCCTCACCACCTGCACGGTTCAGTTCATAGGCCCAGTATCCCGTACCAGAACCGACTTCAACAAAGGGTCCGTAGGGCAACAGCTTGTCAATAACAGCCTGGGTAAGGATGGCGAATCCAAACTTGCTGATTGCTTCGCCCCGGTAGTCTCGTACGCTTTCCAGATCTAGCTTTGACGCCTTTCTACCAAACCGCTGATACCCGACAAATACACCAGAGTATTCTACTTCGTTGTCTTTCAGCCACTTTTCAAATTCGGTCATGCTGTCCCCTCTTCAGAATCTTCCCATTTCCGCAACGCGGATTGCTGCCACGAAAAGTCTTCGGTGTGCGTTGTAGGATCTTTCTTGCCGGTTCGTCTGGGGTTTGTGATAACGTCAGGAAAAATACTGCTCCCCAGGTACTCCTTTATCTGCGGACACCCAGCCGGTTCACGGTACTCTGGCGGTGGTAGTCCCACCAGAGTAATCCACCGCTGAATGCGTTGTTCTTTTGGGGTCATGTCAGCACTTCGCGGGCTTCATCCAATGCTGACAGAATTCTCGGGATAGACCACCCATCACGAGCAAGGCACTTGATTACTTCACCGGGGGCGGTCATGGCATGCTGAATCACCGTAGAAAGGTCTTCACTGACTTCGCCTGCCAACTGCCTGCAATAATCGTCCCATCCTTGATTGACGAACGCACTTTCCGGCAGTGTGTGTTGCTTCAGCCTGCCATGCTTTTTGGCGGCGTTGCGGTGGTCTTCCAACAACCCTTTCCAGATACACCAGTTGATCCATCCTTCCAGTTTCCCAATGTCTTTGAAGGAGTTCACAGCAACACCGGCGTAGTACCATGCGGCGGCGATCAGTTCCTCAGGATCACCGCCCTTGCTGCGAAAGAACTTCATGGCGGTGCCTATCACCAGTCGTTCCATGTCCTTATCCGATATGGACGGCTTTGTCCGTGGTTCGTTCATGACTTGCTCTCCGATGCTTCATGGGGATCCCTGCCTACCGGGGCTTGATGCAAGATGTCCTGCCACAAGGCGGAATCTTTCTTGACGACTTCCCGCATGAATCGAGCAACAGCTTCCGTCATCGCGATGTTGTGCCGCGTACACAGCTTGCGGAAGCGGTCTTTGAGGGTTCGCGGAATGCCGCGAAAGTAAAGGGAGCCTTGAACCGGCATGATAAGAACCTCTTGGGCGAGGTTTGGTGGGAAAATATGGGCGATAACGAACGTCAAAAAGCTACTTCAAGTTCAGCGTCTTCATGTTCCTCATCAACGTATTCAGGCTGTTCTGGTTCTTCCTGAACCGGTTCAGCCGGGACTTCTTCCTGCGGTTTGGTCAACCGTTCAACGGCGTCCTTGAGTTTTTCGCGGGCATCGTTAACCGCCGCAAGCAATTCATCCTTGCGGTCTTGCAGGTACAAAGCGTAGGCTTCGACCTTGACCCGCGTTTCGTTGATGCGTTCGACAGTGTTCTCAAACGTACCCTTGCGGGTGCTTTCGCTGAATCCTTCCACGGCGGCAAGGTGGTCAGCGATCAGGCTTTGCAGGTATTCTGCAACCGTTTCCTGTACGGTTCGGTCGCTTTCCTCAACCCCTGCCGGAACCGGCAGAATGTGGGGTTTGCGGCCCAGCACGTTCAGGAACTTTTCCACCTTGCGGAGAAAGCCCCGATGGGCAATAGGCACAAGATACACGCCCACCGCCCCCGGCAAGGGCATCAGGTCAGCGTGGGCGTTGAAGATGCGTTGGGCGATGACGGTTACATCGCCGTTAGTACGGGCTTGCATGCAGCGATCCAGTTCCCGCTGTGCCAGTTGCAGGATGTCAGGATCCTTGCAACGCAGTTTGCCGGAAGCCTTGTCCAGAAGGATTTTGACTTCCTTGCGGTACTGGATTTCCTGCCCGCCTTCCGAAGCATCAGCAGCAAGAAATCGCTTGCTGAACTGGAACAACGCTTCTTCGTTGTCTTCCCGAACAACGTCAATGATGCGTTCCTTGGCCAGTTGCCGACAAGCCCGGCTCCAGGCGTTGCGGGGTTGAAATTCGCGGGCTGCCTTCGGGTCCAGCCCCGCTTCCGTAAGGGCTGCGACCACGGCGGAATGGGTGTAGCTGCTGCCATTGCGGCCACCCAGCGTAACCAGTTCAGCGGAAAGCTTCATTCCGCTAGCGGTTGTGGCAAAGCTATCCAGAGCGACATTCTTGACTTTCATATGCGGTCTTCTCCTTTTGAGTTAAGGGCAGGGGGGATGTTGCAAGTATTATAACATCCCCCCGAACGGAAGCAAGTCGTTTTCAGATGCTCAAACAGCGACCCACAACGTCGCTGTTCTCGTTGAGCATGGTTCCTGCGTAATACACCTCATCACTGAAGGCGTTCATGATACTAACGCTTTCGGCACTGTATCCCACCACCAGCGTAATCAGCTTCGCCCTGGATTCCTTTTTCCAGGCGTTGAACTGATTGATCACGGCTTTCGGCGGGTTGCAGATAGCGTCAGTGATGAAGATCACATCGGTAACGCCTGCGGGGGCGTTCAGGCTCTTGTAGATTTCCGGCATTTCCCGAACTGGAATGTCGATATCACTGCCGTAGCCCATGAATTCTGTGAGCCAGTCCAGCAGGGTTTCATCATCCCGCTTCCCAATGGGCAGCGTCAGGGTGCGGATACCGCTGCCATGAACCGGATGTCTATACTTATCAGCCCTTGACCAATGGTATCCAGTGTAACCCACCAACGCACACCAACGGCGTTGATGGCGAGCCACCCAGGCCATCGCCAACGCGAACGCCTTGGCAGTTTCAATTGGGGAACCACTCATGCTGGAACTTTCGTCTACGCAGACAATGATTGGGCCTTTGCCCACGGCTTCCTTGCCCTTCACTTCCTTGATCATTGCTTGGCGGTCAACGATCCGACGAAGTACGTCCAGTTCCAAGTCGGGATCCGTTAGCCGTGCCAGTTCCCGTGTCAGCAAGCGGTTGATCTTTCCGCCCGTGGTGATACCGGTAGTTTCGTCAGTCCCATGACGGTTCTTCCGCTTCTGCTTGGACTGAGCCACGCGGCGGAACCGTCCCGCCAGTTCAGTAATCTTCCGCAACTGAGCATTGTTGCGAATCTTGCGGTACAGTTCCGCGATCTTCTTCTGATCCGGTGGGGTGGTTGCTGAACCTTCGCCGTAGCCGCCGAACGCCGCCACAGCGTCTTCCATTGCTTCCACTTCCTTGCTTGCTGCCTTGGCTGCGGCACGGGCTGCGGAAGCTGCTGCTTCGCTGGTAGCGTCGTTTTCTCCTTCTTCCCCTTCTCCCCCTTCAGCGGATTCATCATCGCCTTCCGAATCGTCATCGGAAGGATCTTCGTCAGGGGTTTCTTCCTGCTTCTTTTGAAGTTCGGCAAGGAAGGCCGAGTACGCTTTGCTGAACTCAACAGCGGCGATGTCCGCTGCGATGCTGTTCAGTACGGTAGAAACCCGCAGAGCCTGGGTTTCGCCGCTATCAAGCAGCCCCTGCACGAACGCGGAACGTACCTTGTCCACTGGATTCTCGGTCAGTTCTGGGTACGGCTTAAACGCAACCGCGTGAAGGTCGGCAACCGTATCATCGCCGTTTTCCAGTTTCAGCCGTTGTAGTTCCGGGGAACGCTTCAGGAGATCCCCACCACGGGCAACGTCCCATTTGTCCAGGTTCAACGCCGTGGGACTGCCGACCGGCTTGGTCGGGGTGGTAACGGGCTGTGGGGACGCCTTGCCGGATACCTTACCCAGCCCATCGTCCATTCCTAGCTGCTTCAGCATTTCGTCTTTGGTCATTTCTTGCTCCAGTCTCGGGGCAGTTTCCCGCCCCGTTGCGTGATTTCTTGATCCAGTTCGCGGAACAGTTGAGCCATTTTCACAGCGTACTGGCTCAACTGTTCCTGGGTTCCGCCCCAATGAATTCGGTCGCTTACCCACCGAAGTTCATTGAGGATTATGTCGATGCGGTTCACGGAAACGATTCCTCACGTTTATCACTCGTCGCTTCCCCGATCGCCTTGCTGTAAGCGAACCGAATCGTCTTGGCAAGGAACTTCAGCAGTTTGGTAGCCTTCGGGTTCTTGCTGCTCTTTTCGGCCTGTGCTGCCAGTGCGGTACAGTTGGACCGTGCCAGGGAAGAAGCAACTTCCAGGTCCACCCCGCACAGCTTCGCAACGCTGACTGCAAGGTCTTGCAACTTCGGAATCGCTTCATGCGGCTTGCACTTGTCGATCACGTCATTCGCTTGCGTTTCGATTTCTTCCAACGCTACTGCACCGGGGTTGCACAGCCGCAGAATCACCTTTGCGGCCTTCGCAGGCTGTTCAATGGGGTCTTCCCAAAGAACGTGTTGAAGGACTTCCAGGTGTTGCGGCTGTACCTGCTCTGCCCGGTTCAGCCACGCATACGCCCGCACAGCATTGATGCTCTTGTAGAACCGGCGGTCGCCGTACCCTACTCCTTCCCGGTCCAGTGCATTGATAATTTCCCGCAAGGATGCCATCGCTTCTTTGGACCACGGCAGCAGTTTCGCCGCTTCCGTCGCCCTGTCCAGTTCCAACGCCGTGATGGGTTCCGGGAATACCGCCTTACAGCGGGAGTTATCCAACGCAGCCTTGAACAGTTCCCGGCGTCCCGTGCTGGGGGAAACCGGCTTGACCGTCTTGCGGAACAGGAACCGGTCGAACAGAGCCCCCAATTCGGCCCCGCCGTTTTCCTCATTGGGCCATTCGTTGCTAGCCGCAACGCACAGCCGCAGCGGGCACTTGATGATTCCGTCGCTACCGTTCTTGAACTCACGTTCATTCAGCAGCGTCAGCAGCGTATTCAGGATAGCGGAACTGGCTTTGAAAATTTCATCGAGCATACAATATTCCGCTTCCGGAAGCATGCCCGTAGTAACGCGGCGGTACTGGTCGTCCTTCAACCCCTTCAGGGACGTAGGACCAAGCACTTCGTCCGGCTCGGTGAACTTGGTCAGCAGCACTTTGAATCGCGTGCCGCCGGCCCAGCTCATCACTGTATCGAGCAAGAGTGATTTCGCGGTCCCTGGATCACCAATAAGCAAAACGTGCTCCCCGGCGATCAGGGCGGTGAGTACAAGGTCAATTTCAGCATCGCGTTCGATGAGTGCGTTGCTCATCGCTTCGCGGGCTGACGCAAACTTGTCTTGCAGCGAAGTGGATTCGCTGGGGGTGTGGCCGTTGGCGGAAGGGGCTTTTGCTTTGCGAGTCTTCATGGATTCGTCTCCTGCGTTGACCATGTTGTAAACCCTACAACATACCTTACCTGATAGAACGCTAGTTGGCAAGTCGTTTTGCAGAAAAGAAATGGGGTGGAGCAGTGATTAGCCACCCCACCCCATCAACCCGAAAGGGAATCGGGCTTAGAGAGCAATTCCCACCAATCGCGTCACCGCAACCACATTCCCCTTTTCATCGCGTCGGGCAGTGGGGCCGGTGTCCGGGGCGTACAGGTACGCCCACCAGCGATGATTCAACTTTGCGTCCGCTTCAACAGCAGACAGAACCATACTGGACACGACGTAGATGGCTCCGTTTTCGGGCTGTTCGGGAAGCCCGGTAACGCCGCTGAACTTGCGGTTGATGTAGGGAATGTACCCAGCGTCAGTAAAGATGCCGGGGGCGTAGACACGTTCGTCGGTGCTAACCTTGGCCACCGTGCCCGAAGGCGGTACGGTGATACTGCCTGCGGCCCCATCCAGGGTGATAGGATGGGGCGTCAGGTTGACGATCTTCACTTCTTGCGGATTCATCTTTGAGGCTCCTTAGTAGTTGGAAAAAGCGTAGGGGAACATGGAACGACGGAAGCGATCCATCTTGAGAACTTCTTGATACTGACCTTCCGTGATCAGTTTGAACCCGGTGATGGAAACCATCCACAGGTCGCCGCCGAACTCGATCACGTCGCCCACGCTAACCGAGAACTGCGGTCGGGGCTGTACGTCGTTCTGTCCGTAGCGGTAAACCGCGTTCAGGACGTTTGGGTATGGGATACCGTCGGGGATCTGAACGGAACGAATTTCCCCGTTGCCGTTCGCGATCATGCGGACTTTGATGATCATAGGAATCGTCTCCTGTTCTGATGGGTTTGGGGCGATTATAGGTTTTCAGTCATCCTCGTCATGGCTCATGGCGTCACAGTCACCAGGATGGGGGCAGTTGGGGTCGCCGCAAGGACACGGTTTTACGGCCTTATACTTCTGCCGCAGTGCCTTGACGCGGGATTCAGTGGTGGATAGCCCCTTACGCAGCCGAAGATCACGCTCGTTGATGGTGCGAACATCATCTACGCTACCCACAAGCCGCACCACATAGTCAGAACCACGCCTACCTTCAACGACGCCAAATTCACCCCATGACGCTTGAACTTCGTCGCCAACCTTGAACTTGCTCATATTCACTTCTCCCCAAAAGGGAACCATGTTGTAAACCCTACAACATAGCATACCCGGCTAAACGCATCTTGGCAAGTCGCTTTGCAGAAAAAACTCAAGTAGTTCTGAAAGTAGTCGAGGTTCCGTCCTTGTCACCGATGAACAAGTCCTGACGCACGAAAACACCAGGACGGAAGATGCGTTTGCGTTCGCTGTGCCTAGGACCGCAAGCTTGCATGGCCCAATGGCCACTTCGCCAATGGGGACCGACATGACGACCAGTGGGTTCCCCCGGCTCCTGCTTGCGGGCAGCAGTACGGTGCAGGACTACTTCGCGGTCGAACTTGACTTGCAACATGGCTAGGGGCAGCCGGAAGCGGGCACGCTGTCCCCTAGGGGTGTCTTCCTCAGCCAGTCGCGTATCGCTTTCTACCTCTTTGGGAAAGAGGTAGTTGTAGTGACAGCCGAAGTGGCTGAGAGCTAAACAAGAATTCACGGCAACCCGAAGTACCTTGGAGGCGGTAACAGCATCGCTCGCGCAGTCATCGTCGAAGCGTTGTAGGGACTGTTCAATGTCACCGTCCAGTGTGCCAACAGTAGTAACTATATCGCAAACACCGCCTTTTGTGCCGAGATTGCAGATCAGTAGAGGAAAACTGGAGTCGTGATAGCAAATGCAAGATTGAAAGGGCGGTAGATTGACACTGACTGCCATCGCCGGGAATGGTTGGGTGTAGTCAGACAGGGGCAGGTTGACCTTGACGTTGCTGAGTGCTTCGATCTGTTCTGGGGTTGGTTTGAACACCTTGGGACCGTCTGCTAGCCATATAGAGTTTGAGTACATGCCAAAGTAGTCAGACCCGGTTTTTATCATTCTTTTGAGCCATGTAGCTTGAGTGCAGTGGGCAGCGTACCTGTTGCCTTCCAGGCGTTGAAACTTGACCCAGTTGCGGTCCAGGCGAACCAGTTGAAGCAGTTCATCGATCATGGGTTGAGGCATGATGTCAGTTGGCCGCATATTCGTCTCCGGTTGTGGCGGGCTATGTTGTATACAGTATAACATGATTCCGTTTGCAGGCAAGTCCAAAAATACAGTGGGGAAAAGAGCCCAGAAACGGCTATACTGGCAAGCGGACAGTTCAGGTTTTATACGAGATGTTGGTTGCTGGGTTGAGGATAATCATTCATTGGATTTTAGGTGACTGACCTTGAACACATTTGACCTCAACGATGAGGGAGTTTGTCAGTGGCAACGAAGAAGGACAGAGATCGGGAACAGGCACGGCGGGAACGTAGCAGGGCAGCTTGGCACAGGCTGGAATCCCCCGACGCCGATCCCCAGGTTGTACTTGTTGATGAACTTCCAAACGGAACCCCTGCGGTGATATTCTGCCGCACGTCTTCCCGCAACGGGAAAGATCAGAAACTGGAAGGACAGGTGGAA